AACATATTACAAGGTAACACAAGTCCACTGGCATTGATGGCAACTTTTCGACCCGACAAAGAATCGCAACAGATTTCTGTGTTGGCAAAGTACTCTTGCATGTTTGGAAATTGCTTTTTAAGAGCAGGCAGTATCTCAATGCTCTTGTTCTTGTATTTTTTTAATGTAGTAGGCGTTAGCGCATATTCGATCTTCCCCTGCCGTGACTGCACTGGCCACTCATTGAATGTGTCCATGGTCTGATGATTTAAGAATCTACCAGTGGCACGATATTTGAAATCATGAAATCCAATTTGTTTGCTCAGTGCTTGCGCCTGCTCGACTTGATCTTGATTGTGTTCAAACACAATGAAATTCCAAACAGCACGGCCACCGGCTGAAATAAATGCACCAGCATTGGCCATGATTTTGTTGAAGTCTGTATTTCTTCTGTAGAGCCAGTTGGTTGTTTTGAGACCGTCAATGTTGAAATCAACTTGACCGTAACCACCAATAATTTCGGCCATTTCCTGCCAGTATATGGTATCGTGCGCACCACCATTGGTATGCAAGTACAACCAAAGTGTGGGGCACTTGCGTCTAAAATCTCTCAAGATATCCAAGAACTCCGGATGCATAATAGGATCACCGTAACTGCCGCAAAAGAACACTTGTCGAAGCCGGTTGCATAACTCAGCATCGAAAGCAGAATCAATCACCGCCCGAGGCAAGTGTTCCAAAATTAGATATGGATTTACGCCTGATCCATTGTTGTTACGAGGACATTGTGGACACGCCGCATTACAGTAGGTGGTTATTTCAATTTGATACTCATCGATGGTATCAAAATTAAATTTTTCTAACACAGGTTGTCCTTTTGACGAAGATCATAATACTTGTTATACATCAGATGCCATTTAAGTGCGTCAGAACTTTGAAATTTCAACAGAGCCTGCCCATTGCAATAAAAAAAAGTAGTTGGTTCAATTGGTTTACTGTCAGGAATAAATTGACACAAGCGATGTAGAACACTTACATTAACAGGATATCTGGCCAGATATATTTGTTTTAGTTCTATGTATTTGTCTTTGACAATTTTGCCATCTTCTACCAGTGTGTCTGTATTAGGATTTTTCCCAGAAACTTTTATTTTAAGATCAAAGGGAAAATCTACCAAAGCAGTTACTGTCAAATCAGAATTTTTGATTTCTGTGTCAAATATCAAAGTATCATTGGAATAACATTCCAAAGACATATAGCCATTGCATTCCCCACATTTAAATACTAACTTTAATTCAGTCATGGATGGTACTAATGAACATTTTCTATTACACTAATTGTAGAATTTTGCCATTTGCTTGATCCTGCCAATGATGTTTCGTTTTGGTAAGGAACACAAATTTCCATCAACTCCTTCCAATAATCTACTCGTTCCTGGGATGTAATTTTGAGATCTTGATTCATCCATATTGCAGGGTATTTGCCTAGTTGCAAGTTCAGTTGATCTTGTGTTCTCTCCCATTCAGTTCCGGGCAAAATAGAAGAGATTGAAAGATGTACTTTGTACACTGAATTTCCAGCATATTGATAACGCTCTCTGAACCATTGTTTGGTAAATCTATAATCTTCTCGAGTTTCAGTAGGATTACCGGTCATTATCAATAGCGAAATAGGGACCTTGTATTTTTGAGTCATTTCGAGATGGTAGTCGATGGAGGCATTAGAAAACTTTTTGCCCATCTCATGACGCACATGTTCTATAACACTTTCCACTCCTAACATGAGTGTTCCATTGGATTTCTGAATTTGTTGGAAAATTTCTTCAGGATGCTGATTTTTTTCTCTAACAATAAAGTATCCTTGCCATCTTATCTGCTCATGATAGAGTTTGTGCTTGTTATATTCTCCGATCAAAGACAATAATTTTCGAAACTCTTTCATGTTGCCATTGGTTAACGAATTTCTCATGGTAAAATTAGTAATTTTGTATCTGTCAATTTGACAAAGCATCTCAGCAAAAACAGATTCTGCCGACCTATACACATACTTTTTCCAATGTTCAATTATGTCACAAAATTTACAACTGCGCACACATCCACGACTATCTGTGATGGGTATTTTTTGAACATCATAATAGTCAAAGTCATAGTCGGCATAATCCGGAAAAGGAAAATCATCTAAATTTCTTATCTCTTGCCAGGTCAATGAATTGATACCTGGATATTCAAAATTTCCTTTTAAAAATTCTACCACTGCTATTTCTCCATCTCCGGTAATATAATGATCAATCAAATTCAAAGATTTCATCTCATCACAAAAGGCGTTGGAACTTGATGCTATAAAATCTTTTATTCCACTGCCACCAATGATAATCTTGATGTGAGGTGCAACCATCTTGAGTTTGACCAGTAACCATAAAGTAAACAGTTGAGAATTGTACGTTAATAAACTTAGTCCTATCACTTGGGGATTGTAGGATAGTATTCTATCTGAGATAAAATTGATCAGGTCAAATATCTCATCAGACAACTCGGGTTTTTCTTCAGCAAACTCAAAAAAGTTTATGATATCCTTTTTTTTTGGATGATCTTCAATGCGATTAACAAATTCAATATTCAAATCCAATCCAACTGAACTGTATCCATGTTTTTCTACCACCGCTTTGAGCAGGGCCGGAGACATAATAGGTTCTCTTGTTTCAATATAAGGAACAGCAACAAAAACAATATCAATCATATTGGTATTTATTGGCCGATTACTGCACTGCAACATCTGTGTTGTAACTGGTAAAGCCGTTTTCTTTGACTACCTTGAGAATGTTTTCCACACGTCCGGCCAGTTCGTCTCGATGACTAACAAGCCAGATTGATTTGTGGCGTTCTCTACTCATCTTTTTCAGCAAGGCCAGGGCATTCTCTACACCCTGTGTGTCCAGGCCGTTGTCAATCAACTCATCAATGAACAGCAAGTTGATTGGTGAGTACAGGCTTTCCCACACGTCACGGAACGCCCAACTCATACTTAGAATCAGTCTGTTGCGTTCGCCACGCGATAAGTTGTCAAAGTCCAATTCGCGACCCAGTTCCTCAATGCTCACAGTGAGATCGTTTTGAAACTTCACGGTGTGCGGTAACCCAATACGATCCAGGTAGTGTGTGAGTCGGGCGTTTAAGTAACTCAAGTTCTGGTCAATGATCTTTTTACGTACAAATGAATCTTTTGATGTCAACAGTTTGAGCAGGAAGTCTTGATGGTCTTGCACTCTGGTGAGTTCGTTCAAGGCATCGTAGGACACAACCTGCAGTGCCTGCCCTTGCATGTCGGCGATTTGTTCTTCGTATGTATCCGCATCCGCTTGGCGTGAGGTCAAATCTTTGCGTAGTGTTTCCACGGTGTTGCGATGATTCAAGGCCTGTTCTAGTGAATCATAAAACACAGCGGGTGCTGTGCCTAATGTACCAATCTGGGCAATGGTATCTTCGTGCCCTTGTCGTTGTGTATCATTGGCCAAGAGTTGTAGTGCTGTTTCTTGTACCAGGGCCTGTTTGGCCTGCTTTAGTTCATCCTGCTTGTCATCATGCAAGTCTTGACCGCATGAGTGACACCGATGAGCATCCAATGTTGAAATTTCAGTCTTGAGTTTGTCTAACAGTCGTTTAAGTTTGGCATCATCAGCGTCGATTTGACGAATGTATCGAGCGGCATCATCTAAGGACTTTTTCTTCACATGGAATGCTTCTAGATCTCTATGTGCTTGTACTTCAGCATCAATGTCAATGTGTTCAAGGTCTGCAATAGCCTGCTCAAGTTTGCCCACATCTTCATCACGCCGGGCTGTCCATAGCCGCTGACGTTTACGCAGACTTTCAATCTGTTCTTCGATGCGTTTGTTGGCTTCTTGCACAGCACGTATGCGAAACTCTTCAGCCTGAATAGCATCCTTGGTCTGGCGATTGAGTTCTTTGATTGCATCAGCACGTTCACTCAGCAATGTAATGCCCAACAACTGCTCAATGATAGTTCTTTGATCATTGGCTTTTAAACTCAGGAACGGTTCTGTGTAAGTGTTTAGAGCCAGCACATGTCGGAACATGTCGTGACTCATGTTCATCACACGCTCAATAGCATCCTGTGTTTCTCTTGAGTCACCTTGGGCTTCGTCTTCGGCGGCCCGATGCTCGTTGTTAATGTAGAAACGTAGCACATTGGGCTTACGTCCTCGTTCAATTCTGTATTCTTGTCCGTTGACTGAGAAGTCTAAACTAACCAACATGTTCTTGCCATTGGTCTTGTTTACCAAATTGTCTTTACGGATGTTTGAGAGTGCTTGCCCATACAATGCATAACTTAATGCATTGATGATTGTGGTCTTGCCGGTGCCATTACGGCTACCATCGCCGCCCAAATCCAAATTCTCTCCCAGTACAAGAGTAAGGTCTGACCGATCAAAGTCAATGCCTTGAGTGGCTGCACCCACACTCATGAAATTCTTCACGGTCAAATTCTTTATACTAATCAACTATAGTTCCTCATTAAATTATCTTTCCACAGCAGAATTCTTAAATTCTTCAAATCTGCTGCCTCTTCTGCTGATATACCTTTGTTAAAACATTCTTTATTGCTTCCTGGTAATGTCGATACAACATATTTTCTACTGCATCGATATCTCTATTGTCACGCCAGGGTAAATTGATGTTGGGCATGATATACTGCTTGATAAAATCAAACGCCACCAATGGAGTAGGTTGCGTGATGCCCAACTCTAGATTGGCATATTTACTTTTGTGTCTAAAGCCGTTCATGCCCTTGAAAGGTTCGTGACAAAGCCAGTTGGCATCTACGTTGATATATTCATCATCCTCGACCAACATAAAACCATAATCAATTTCTCTTTGCTCGAGCAACATTTTAGCATACTCAACATATATTTGCGATCTCAATTGATGTTGTTTAGTACTGATGTATTGTTGATGATATTCTTTTACAGCATCAGTTTTGGAACTACTACTGAGCCAAAATCTATCGGAGCCGCAGTCCAATACGTTGTTGTTGTAAATTGGATCACTGGCTATAACAGTGTACCAAAAATTAGGATTGTCATGAGCAAGCACTAGATCCAACCTATTGGGTTGTGCCCATTGAATTATTGCCACATCAATCTGGTTGATTTTTTGTTTTAGTTGGTTGATCATGAACTCGTTCCCGGCACCGTATCTACTGCAATTGTCCAGTACCAGGCCTTTGGTCATCAATTTGATAATTTCTGGCCACTTCCAATACTTGAGATACCAATCGGGCACTGCAATGCTATCACCGTAGCCGTCGGATAATGTCAATAGTTTCATGCCACTAGTTCCGCAATTTGTTTGGTGTTAGAAAAGAAACCAGCAAAATTGTTATGCGGAACTTCAATCCCAAAATGCAACCAAATATAATAATATATCACAGCCTGTGTCCAGATGTCAGTGATGTGAGTCAAGTCAGCAAAACTTTTTTTAGTCACGTGGTCCAATACACTCTGGGCAGTGGTCACAGGATCAATGTATTTAGAATTTACAGTGCGCCATTTAGACCATAGATTTTCACACCATTCTATTTTTGCAAAAGAATCTAGCGTGGTCAAAAACTTGTTGTAGTTGTCATACAAGTCTTCTATGTGTATTGCATTGTGATTGTTGGGCCGCCAGGCATGTCTAAGATCATGATCGCGCAAAAATAAAAAATACTTTTCTCGTAATGTCCAGGATTGGGTGGTATTCCAATGGTCTAACGGCAGTTGCTCATTGAGAGTACTATTCATGGCCTTGTTGATCATGGCATAGGCCACAACAGGCCAACTGTGATCTGTGTAGCAAATTTTGATAACAGTCGAGTCAGGAAATACCAATTTAAACTGCTCGGATTCGTTGTTAATTCCGTTATCTATTAACACACAATAATTTTTGTCAATTTGGAATTCCATTTCCTTGGTCCAGTGTCCATGTAGATACTTTGGTGTGACCAAATCAAGACTGTGACTATTGCCATTCCTGGAAAATACCAATTGTTTTTTTGGCCTGACAAAATTTTCCCCGTGCAAAGTCAAAACAGCATTGACAAAATGTCCAAATCCTCCACTGGGATACCATACGCAGTATATCATTGATCAAAACATTTTCATGGCAATTGCCAACTCTTTGTGAGTCTTGCGAAAATCTTGATTGCGCAGTTGATCAAAATGTTTGGTTAACTTTCTAAACTCTGCGCCGTTAGACGGAATTTGTTTTTGGATTATGGCCAATATCTGTTGCATTTCCGGCCAGGTGCTGTTATAAAATTTACCTACAATCAAGTCTTTGGCCTCTTGGGTCAAATTTGATAATGCAAACGGATCGGGGTGGTAAACATACAATGGGTTAATCGACAGGCCAAGATTGTTGCACCAGGACAGCAGTTCATCAAGATAGTATAGGTTCATGATACTGATAGCCGGCATGATGCTAATTTTGACATTTGATAAATTTTGTTGCACTAGTTGTGTGATGTTGCGATCAACCTCGGACCATTGACCGCCTCTTTCCAACTCAAATCTTGCACCAACATCGTCGATGCTAAATTGTATGTCTACATGTTTGAATTGGGGCCAGTATTTTATGAGTTCACTAGGATAAATGCTACCGTTGCTGTTATAATGCAATCTGATTTGAGATGCGACACCTGTGTCAACTGCATGCTTGATCAGACTAGTCAACGGCTTTATCAAAAATGGTTCTCCGCCGTACAAGTCTAAATTCTTAATGTCAGGCAGTAGAGTTTTTATTTTATTAAAGGTCAGTGTAGATGTTTCTGCCCAGTTGTAAATCTTTACTGGGATACCGGTGTATTTTGATTGCTCTTGTGCAAATTTTGAACTTGCTTCGGGCTCGCAAATTCTACATGCAAAATTACAAGTATTTCCAGGTTTTAAATCTAAACTTACAATTTTGGGATTTGACAAATACTTGGTTAGTAAATCTTTTTTAAGCAATCTCAGATGCCTGGTGCGATTGCTGGTTATTCCCTGGTCTTCTAGTCGCCAACAGGTATTGCACTCGACCGGACGGGTATTATTCAAAAACTGTTGTCTAAAATCCTTGATGTCTTGACTGTCAAATGCTGCCTGAAGATCAACATTACTGACATTGCCAAATGATTTTTTTGACACGCAACAGGCATGAATTTTTCCTTGATTTTTAATTTCCAAATGAGTCCAAGGCAATGGACACAATGAATCGCTGAGTTTATAAGAATCAAGCAGAGTCAGTGTGTCATAGTCAATGCTAGGTACAACCAGTGTGTCAAAAGATACACCGCTATTGGACAACTCTAACACCTGTTGTTGACTGATTTGTGGCCCTGCCAACAATACAAAACAGTTAGAGATGTCAATCAACAAAGTTGCTTGGTACAAATGCGTGATTAATTCATTGGGCCAGACATGACTACTGTACAAAACCAATCGATCGTTGGGTCCAAACTTAGCAACCCAATGTTTTTGAAAAAACTCATAGGCCTGCTGTGGACCACTGGTTAGTGTGGCCACGTCTATCTGGCATATCACATTGTATTGACAAGCATCAATCATAGCGTTTGATAGATCTTTAGTAATAATTTGTTGTCGTAGAATTCTGACTCAATGTTGGTGATTTGATCTGTCACAATCTGATCCACACTTTCAAACTTGACTTCACCGGGTGCCATGTCAGTATCTACTGCGGAGTTCTTGTTTGGTATCAATGCCATCTCTCGCAAGCCATAATTCCGGATATAAGTTTCTTTGATGAAGTTGGCTTCCTCGTAACTAATCTCAATGTCCAACTGCACTCGCACATGCATGTCCTTTGCAAGCAATGCAGGTGCGTTGTCAATAATATTGGCCAGTCCCAGCACACGATATCTTGGCTGATCTGGCCAAGCATGAAACTCTGGTTCTTTGCCCCATTCCAAAATCATCATGCCACGTTCATCATCTCCTGCATCAGCATAGTTGTGCGGAAAGCAGTTGCCAATGTAGGTAATATTTTTCTTAGTCTGGCGTTTGTGAAAGTGTCCAGTGAACACATGTTCAAAGTTGCCAAAGTCTTCTCTACGCACTTCACCGTGGTCTGGCATCTCTACCATGGCGTTCATTAGATAACCGGGCAGTTCAAAGTGCCCAAACATGTATTTGCCTTTCAGTTTTGGAATACGCTTGTGATCATCTCCGCAAAGCCAAGGTGCAATAACGACATCACCATCACTGAACCAATCGTTACATATAGTAACATTCGGAAGATGGCGGGCCCATTCCACGCTTTGTATATCACGTTTGTCGCGATAATACAAGTCGTGATTACCAGGAATGAAAAAAACATGTTCAAAATTTGCATTCATGTGCTCCAGGGCCCTGAGGCTATAATTGAGTGTGACAATATTTAGGCTGGCACGATTGTTGTGCCAATCACCTAAGAATAAACAGGTTTCACAACCTTCTTCTCGAGCCTTGGTAGTAGCCCACTTGACAAAATTCAAGCAGTCCTCGTTGTGTTGAGTGCTGTTACTTTTCAAACCAAAGTGAATGTCGGTGAACACCGCGGCTTTACAAAATAGGTTAGTCATCTATCTATTATACTACTCATCAAGACTACTTACGACCGGTCCGGACATGGCAGCCATGCTGTGTTTGCCCAAGTTCTGACGTGTCCATGAAGGATTGAGTCCGTTCATTTCTAGTATGTCATCACGGATGTTTTGGTTTTTCTTTTCGATGTTCAGGATACGAGTGAAACTATTAGTGATAGCGGCAGTATAATACGCAAAAGGGTTCTGCGATTTTGACTCATCAAATTGCAATCCGATTTGAGACAGTTGTAGCAGGGCTTGTCCCCGCATTTCTTCGTTGTAGGTGTATCCACGCCAGTTACTCCTTGTAGCATATCTTTCGCACAGTTTCATAAACATGTTGGCTAGAGTTCGAGTCATTTTGCCATGATCTTTTGAAAACTCGCCTGTATCCAGTGTGCCACGCCAATGGCTTTTGCCCACTAAAAAGGGTACCTTGGCATCGTCAATTCGGTAATGCCAGAACGGAGGGAAGTTAACTCTCATGTGGGTGGGATTCAGGATTGGTTCCTCCACCAGGTCCGCTAGGGGGTCTTTAGTGACATCATCCAGTTCCAAGATGTCTTCTAACCGGCGTTTTTTGGCTTCGGCCTTGGTGATTTTTTTGGCTGCCATGGGAATGTGTTCCCAGCAGGTGACTCGGAACACAATGTCTGTGTTGGGTATCTTTTTGGGATCTACTATGACGCCTTCGCGCTTGAGTCGATCTGCACGGTTGCGTCGTGCTTCGGCTATGGTCTTCTGATTGATCTTGCTCACACTGGGCAAGATCATATCAAACTGATGATCCTGCACAGGGTCTCTAAAAGCACAGTAGGTGTTTTTGCTCAGATGAATCTCTTTGAGAATATCTCTGTTGTTGAGATAGTTAGTTTTAGGTGTGGCACGGATTGTAGCAGTCATTGACTGGGGATTCCTTTCGAATATGTACTTAGTGTAACACATTTGTACTAGTTGTCAACCTTTTATAAACGGACCAGTTAATTTTTTGGGTAAATACATGATCAAGGAAAACTATGGCTAACATTTATGATTTTGGACCACCCACCGATGCTGCCGGCGATGTGCCTGCATCTGTAAACAAGTACGGCGCTGATTATGGTCAAGAAATACTAGACAACACCGGTGAACAAAATCAAAGTTTTGCCGGAGATGCCGCATTCAATAACGCTACCCGACCTGATCAGACCACCAACAATCCTAATGCAGTAACCAATTATAGCGATTACGGATCACTCACAGGTGCCGGCGCCGCAGGAACATCAACCACGGTTACCAAATCTGCCACGTCAGTAAGCCCTGCAAGTGATCCAAGTCAATTTCCTGCATATGACGACAACGGTAATCTTCAACCAGGATTCAAAATTAATGAAGAAAATGGTCTGCCATACTATGCAGGTGCGGTAACCCCCACAACCAGTGCCGCACCAATTAATACCAGAGCAGATGGCGAAAGTTTTGGAAACAGATACGATGATGGCTTTGGCGGATATGTAAACGGTGATGGCCAAGCAGTTGATGTAAATGGTTTGTTGATTCCCACTGGGAACAACATCACTAGATCAGCCGCTGCCGTGAACACACAAGATGGCCAGTCATTTGGTCCTGTGCTGCCAGACCCAAACGGCAATGGTGGATTTGTTGATGCCGCAGGCAATCCAGTCAATGCTGACGGATCACCAATTTTTCCGGCAGCACCAATCAACACAGCCAATGAAGAGGCAGCAATTCAAACACAAGTAGGCCGTCAGTTAGCACAAAATCAAAAAGTCTACGCCGAACAAAAGAAAGCAGTCAACAACGGTGATTGGCGTGTGCGCCTGAGTCTAGCCAAAGGAGCCAACTATCTCTACAATGATGCAGGCAATGGAATTTTATACCCACTAGCCCTGACCAGTGGGGTCATATTCCCCTACATGCCGCAGATTGAAACCAGTTACAAAGCCGACTATGATGCCTACGCACTCACCCACAGCAACTACAAAGGATACTTTTACAAGAGCAGTTACACAGATGCAGTAAATATGACGGCAATTTTCACAGCACAAGATACCGCAGAGGCCAACTACCTGTTGGCAGTGATACATTTTTTTCGTTCAGTGACCAAAATGTTCTACGGACAAGATGCGCAACGTGGAGCACCTCCTCCTCTAGTGTACTTGACCGGCCTGGGTGAATATCAATTTGCCGCACACCCATGCGTGGTCACCAGTTTTAATTACAGTTTGCCAATTGACGTAGATTACATACGCACCAGATCAACCAACATCAACGGTGCCAACATGCTCACACGCAGAGACCGACAGACCACTGCCACTGATCCTATATCAGGTGCTGTGGGCAGACTGCAAAATTTATTCAACAGTCAAGGCATCAGTAAAGGTGCAGAAACTTGTAGACCACCACCACCTACACTGGGACAAAATCAACCTACCTATGTGCCCACTCGCATGCAAATGACAATTTCACTGCTGCCTATACAGAGTCGTCAGCAGGTCAGCCGAGAATTCAGCCTACAGCAGTATGCTCGAGGTGATCTACTCAAAGGAGGATTCTGGTAATGGCCAATTATGATTCAACCACTGCCTACTACAACACTGGCTACAGTCAGTTCTTTCTGGACGTAATGCAAAATCGTAACATACCCAAGCAAGGTGATGACAGGATTTTGTTAATAAACCAAACCTATCAGTATAGGCCAGATCACCTGGCCTATGATCTTTATGACACTCCGACCCTGTGGTGGGTGTTTTATCAACGCAATCCCAATACCTTGACCAAACCACCTCTTGACTTCCGAGCCGGGGTACAAATTTATCTACCCAAGATCTCTACGCTACGTAATGTGTTAGGATTCTAAACATGGCCACAGCACAAGAGATCACCGCCGAAATCGCTCGATTACGAGATAGATTGCGAATTGCTCGCAACGGACTGAAAGATCTAAATCCAAATCTATCCAGCAACCAGGCCATTCTGGCCAGATACCAAGACGAGGTTGCAAACATTCCTGGACAGATTCTGGCCCTGGAAGCAGAATTAAAATCTGTACTGGCTACAGCCAGTGCTGGCGTTACTGTGGGCAATGCCAATAAGGCCAGAGATAATAATGCCAATGCCACACGCCCAATAGTCGCGGCTGAAGTACTAACACCCACTGGGAGAATTGAACCCGAAGGCTCAGGATCGGGCACCAACGCCTCAGTGACTCCCACCACAGAAACTAACGGTAATGCTGGTACCAATGCTGAAACCAGAACTATCTCTCAAACACAGGCCACACCGCAAACACTATCCAATCCTTTTACAACAAATGTACTTGGCACAACCAATGCCACAATAAATGCTGCCACAACATCTGTAGGCGGCAATGCTGCCACAGCATCTGTAGGCGGCCCTGGAGCAGGGGCTGCGCCAGATGATCAGCGTGGCTCAGGTGGCGGGCCAACAGGCTCCAGTGCATTGAGAAACAGACTGGATCAATTGTATGCCGGCCCAACCAATGCTATCTTGGCACAAGACAATATCTTAGACCAATATCCCAGTTACACCTACTCACTCAGTTGGTATCTCATAGATCCTGATGCCTACAACCAACTGGTTGTGAGTCCTAAAAAAGATCTCAACAGTTATTATCTATTGGCACAAAGTGGTGGTGCACCAGTATCAACTGGCATTGTTAATCCAGGCGAAACAGGACCCCTGGCCGGAACCGCTGGCCGTAATCCCTACTTCAATCTAGATTATTACATAGATAATTTCATCTGTCACACAGCCTTGAGTTCAAGCCTAGATTCGGGAGGCCCATCACAGCACACAGACGTGTCATTTACCATAAGCGAGCCCAATGGCATCAGCCTACCGCAAAATCTGTATGCCGCAATCACTGACTTGTACAGAACCAAAGGACTGGTGAGACCCACAGACGATGTGAATTATGCATCAGGGCAATATGTCATGGTCATAAGATTTTATGGCTACGACGAATCGGGCAACTTGATTCAACCTATTGCCAGAAACACAGGTGCCACTGACAGTCGAGCAGTGGTTGAAAAATTCATATACTTTATTTTGACTGATTTGACATACTCAATATCCAATAGATTGGTAGAGTATAAAATCACCGGGGCAGCACCAGGTACTGCCACAGGACTATCATCCAATCGTGGCAGTATACCTGCAAATTATCAATTCTCAGGAGCCACAGTACGAGACATCCTGGTAGGGCAAATACAACAACAAACAGCATCACAAGCAGCCGGCGACCAAACTCGTAACGGAGTTCCGATCAAGTCGTCTCCTCCAGTCAAGGTTAGTGACTTGTCCATGCGGGAACAGGCCGCTATTGCGGCAGGAACAGATCCAAACACAGTGAATGACCAAGGCATGGCCTTTGGTGGAGGAGGACTATAATGCCCGGCATAGGAAATTTAAATCCAGCACTCAATAGTAACCGTATAGCAACAGCAAATTCGGTGACCAAAGGTAGAGGAGGCTACAGTGCTATCACAGCCGAAGCAGGCTACAATGTGCCCAAGGCAACAACAACGACCAAAGCGCCTACCAAGGCCAACAATGCTCCCAAACCATCAGTCAACACCATAGGCACAGGTTTAATTGCGGCATTGAATGCTGAACAACAGAAATTGCTTGACAACAAAGACCCTAATGGCAAGCCCAATCCCTTGATAGAGAAAGCCGATATCTTTGAAATCAAGTTTGTGGATGACATGATTGCCACAGCCAGCATGGTGCCAGCAGGTGACTTTGACAAGACTCTGACCGGGGGATCTAGCAACCTCACTGCCGCACAACAACTGTTGCCAAACAAACAAAGTATTGATCCCACAGTTCGCACTCGCGCTGCCAGTGCAGGGCAACAGATCATACAATTTATTGATCAAGTGATCAGAAGTAGCAACTACATTATCAATCAATCCAGAGTATTCTGGAACACTCAAACCAAGACCTGGGAATTGAATGGAAAGTCAGCACAGCAATTTGTCTGGTACAACATAGTTGTTCAGACACAATCTTTGGGGTATGATAGAAAACGTCATGACAATGCATATCGCATGACTTTTGTTGTTACTCCTTATGAAGTGCCCATGCTGAGTACTTTTTTTGCTCCGGCACAGTTCAGAGGCGTACATAAAAACTACAACTATTGGTTTACAGGACAAAACACTCAGGTACTCAACTTTGAACAGCATTTCAATCATCAATGGACACAGGCCGTGACCAATGATGTGCCTTCACAGATCAGTCAAACGCAACAGTCAAACACAAGAGAACAGTGGAAGGCACAGGTGTTTCCTGCCAGTGGTCAAAGCAGTCAGGGTGCAGAACAACGAGTGTATGAATCTGGTGCCAATGCAGCCGATTGGCTTTACAGTACTGATTTAGATGAAGCAAAATTAACCATTGTTGGTGATCCGGCCTGGCTGCCAAGCCCACTAGAGCAAACTATAGAATCAAATTTCACTACTGCCGCTTTCTACCCTGATGGTGCCATTAACACCACAGCAAGCGGTGCTTATTTTAGTGTGGGCTGGAACAGACCCACAGACTATAATTTACAAACAGGACTGCTAGATCCAGGCACCACAAATTATTTTGCTGATAGACAAAACGGTATAGCAGGACTGTCAAGAGAGGCTACCACTTATGTAGGCGTATCAGTCACACACATATTCAAAGGTGGAAAATTCACACAAGAACTGTCAGGATCAATAGCACGTTACGATGTCAATGCAGGAACAGATGCTGGCCGGCCGGCAAAAACACCTACAGATAATCAGTCCAGAGCGGCTTCACAATTCGGAGCATTTGATTTTGGTAAACAAAATGATTCATGGGGTGAAAGTAGTACTCGTCGAGATGGCAGAACCAATCTTGCCGCAGTGGCCATTGGAGCAGCCAACAACGAAATAGTGTCAGGTAGAATAGGAGTAGCCGAGGCCCAGGCTGTGCTGGCCAATGGCAGTGAACGAGATATACAAGCCCTGGGCGGCCGTATATATTTGCAAAGTATTGCCAACAGTACTTCGGCAGCAGGCACGCCCAAAGCACCACAAACAATAGCCAAGGATGGCGGACCAGGATAAGGAACAGCAATGGCAGAAAATCTAGAACGAAGTTCAGGTAGATCACAAAATTTTAAATTTGACCGCGGTGGGCAGATTGCAGACGTGGGTCCATTTGTGGGCACAGTCAAAAACAATGTGGATGATGCTCGTGGTGGTCAACTCAAAGTTTTCATTGAACAGTTCAATCAGGGCGAGGAAGACAGTCCCAGCACCTGGCGAACAGTCAACTACCTACCACCATTCTATGGTCTCACACCCAAGGACAGTACCAGCACAGGAGCCGGTACCTATCCAGGTAACCAGCAGAGTTACGGCATGTGGTTTACTCCTCCAGACATTGGCACACGAGTGTTGTGCTTTTTTGTCAACGGGGATCCTAACCTGGGATACTATGTGGGCTGTATTCCTGAACCAGGTCTCAATCACATGTTGCCGGCCATCGGAGCGTCGCCCAAAGGGCAATACGTAACAGACAACAAGGCACAGGCAGCATACTTTGCCAACTCAGCACAGTTACCAGTTACTGAAATCAACACAGAAAATCGAGAAACTGAACAGAATCCCAGATTCTTTGATCAACCCAAACCAGTACACTCGGTACAGGCGGCCATATACTTTCAACAGGGACTTGTGAACGATACTGAACGTGGCCCCATTGGTTCCACAGCACAAAGAGAAAGCCCCAGCACAGTTTATGGTATATCAACTCCGGGCAAGCCGGTGTATGCTGGCGGGCAGGATCCTGCTGCCATAAGAAAACAATTGAGTACTACCACAGTAAATCCACAAGATGTCAAGATAATTGGTCGTTACGGCGGACACACTCTTGTGATGGATGACGGAGACCTTGACGGCAACAATGCCCTGTTCCGCATGAGGTCAGCCAAGGGTCATCAAGTCATGATGAATGACTCTGCTGACTTTATCTATATTGCTCATGCCAATGGACAAACCTGGATCGAACTGGGAGTAGAAGGCACTGTAGATGTGTACTCCACCAACTCGGTGAACGTGCGCACAGAAGGCACAATCAACTTACACGCCGACAAGGATATCAACATGTATGCTGGCGGCAATATCAGCATGAAGAGTGGAGCAGCCACCAACATAGGTGCAGTGACTTCAATGAACCTGGCTGCCGAAGCAGGCATGACCTTGTACAGCACGGCCGCACTGGGCATCCGTAGCGACGGCAGTCTGAGTCTACAAGGTGCCTCTAGTTCTTGGCAAGGCGGAACAAAACTGGCACTCAAGGCAGGACGTATCGATCTCAATGGTGGCTCAGCCAAGACAGTGACACCCCCTAAACTTTATCCCAAACGCACTTTGGACGACACTGTGTTCAACAACACCAAAGGTTGGCAAGTCAAAGCAGGCGCACTGGAAAGCATTGTGACTCGGGCACCAACCCATGAACCTTATAAATATCACAACCAAGGTGTTAGTGTGATAGTAGATTTTGTCGATGGACAACCCACACCGCCTCCCACTGCTGAGCCAGTGCCCGCAGGTTGGAATTTACAAGTCAAATGAACGTTTTTAAATTTGTCACACCGTTAGGTCAAACAATCGAAATGAATGGACCAGCAGGATCTACCTACGATCAAGCCTTGGCAATTTTCAATCAACAGTCATCAACAGGCAGTCTCTCAGGACTCCGAATCGGCGATGTGTTAAACAGCCTGATTCAAGCCAAAGGCGGCTTGACCACAGCATTGGCACAGGTTACAGGATCTATCACGCCCAGCACAGTATCTCAAATTGGCAGTGTTCTGACCAAGATACCAAATCTTCCTGCACTGAATCCCACCACAATATCAAATTTTGTAAACACTCAGGTATTGGCTGGCAGTGTTGTAGGACCATTATCAACCACACAGATACAAGGACTGCTATCGTCTACTTCGGCAGCAGTAAATCAACTGCCCACAGAAGTCACAAATCAAAAAGGTCTGGGCACATATGGACTGTCAGCCGATCAACTGCAACAGGCAGGCCTGATCAAACCTGGCACAGCAGAATTGATCAATCAAGACCCTGCAAATTTAGTGTCAATTCTTAGTAGTCCCACAGTATGGACTGGTAAGGGTGGCGCAGAAAGCCTAGATGCTTTGTTGTCTAATCCAACTCTGCAAAACATTGCACAACAAAGCACTTTGGCCAGCAGTTACAACAATCTATCAGAATTAGGAGTTGTGTCTGACACTATAAACAATGTGTTTGGTTCTACAACAGACCTGGGCGCTGTGGTCAACAATGCTGCCAATTATGGCCTGGAAGCCACCACGTCATGGTTGAACAATACTCTAGGCGGCAGCGACATTGGACAGTTGACCACATCTGCCATTGAATCAGTGTTTGGCATGAGTTTTGGTTCGGTAAACCAATCAGTGAGTGGAGGCGGCAATCCATTACAGACAGGTGTTCAATCTCCTCGGGGTTATTCTCACACAGTAAATCGCTCAGTGATAGATACTGCTTTCAACAGCATAATTGGTACCAATAAAATACCTGCCAACATATTTGCCAACCCTGTACTGGGCATTGACATACGAACTCAAGTTGCTCAACTTAGCACAATTAATCAATCGTCGTCGATCTTGCTCTCTCAGTTGGCATCCACTGCGGCAGGTGTATCTTTATTGAGTCAGATACCAGGTGCAAACAGCATCATGAGCCTGTTGCAATCAGGACAAGGACTCGTAAGTGAAATAAAAGGTGCCGCACAATTGCTGGACCAAGCAAAAAATTTACCTGGAGTTGGTGCCTTGCTGGCTGACATTCCGGGATCAGGAGAAGTATTAGGTAGTTTACAAAGTATTGGATCAGACCTGTTTAAAAACGGCGCAGAAGCACTGGGACTAGATGCAAAAGAATTGGCTGCTGCCGGACTTGATTTGCTGGGTCTTGATATCACTACCTTGACAGGACTTGACGCATCTGCCTTGTTGAGCGGATCAGAAACAGTCATAGCCGAAGCCGCACCCTTGGCCGAAGCCGCAGTTGAGTTCATTGCTAGTTTCTGGTAATTGCACACATAAATACCAGTATGACCACATTTGTCGGGTACAGCACCATCAATCAATACAAAAAATTCACGCTCACTGATGGTGAGTTGATCAAGCGTGATCTCTTGAATGCTTTTAATATTCGTCAAGGTACCTTGCCCGGTCGCCCTGCATACGGTTCTACTCTGTTGGATTCAATCTTTGAAAATCAGGACAACACCACAGAAACTGCCATTCTTGCTGAAATACAAAGAATTGCCGGTGGCGACCCAAGAGTTTACCTCAGTGGCGCCAACTACTATCCACAACAAAACGGTGTGCTAATAGAACTGCAAGTACAATTGGTCCCTAGTCAATCAACCGAACTACTGAGTATATTTTTCAATCAAGAAACCCGACGTGCCAGTTACGTATAACTACGCCGTTTATTTTTGCAATAAATAAAAGAAACGGACTACTATGGCAAGAACCACAAGACAAACAGTTGTATTTGGCGTTGAAGATTGGAAACGCATCTACGAAACCTATCGAGAGGCAGACTTTCAAAGTTACAACTTTGAGGCCTTGCGCAAGAGTTTTGTAGACTACATACGTCAATACTATCCTGAAAGTTTCAATGACTACATTGAAAGTTCAGAATTTATTGCCATGCTGGATGTAGTTGCATTCATGGGTCAAGCCATGAGTTTCCGCAATGATCTAAACACCAGAGAAAACTACCTAGGCACAGCCGAGCGTAGAGACAGTGTGGTCAAATTGGCCGAACTGGTCAGTTACACGCCCAAACGCAACACAGCCGCCCAGGGCTATTTGAAAGTATTCTCAGTACAGACCACAGAAAACGTCACAGACTTCAATGGCGTGAACCTGGCCAATGTGACCATAAACTGGAATGACCCTACCAACTTCAACTGGGTAGAACAATTCACAACCATTATCAATGCTGCCTTGGTCAATACCCAACGAGTAGGTCGTCCAGGTGCCAAACAAACTGTTGTGGGAGTTGACACTTCTGAATACAGTGTCAATCTAGTGCCCGGCTACCTGCCAGTGATCCCATACACTGCCACTGTGGATGGTATCAACATGCCGTTTGAAGCAGTAAACTCAACATCTGTTGGCCGAGACTATGTGTACGAACCCAGTCCCTTACCCAATGGTATCTTTAATGTTTTGTTTCGCAACGATCAACTGGGCTTTGCCAGTGCCAACACAGGCTATTTCTTCTACTTCAAACAAGGTGTGCTACAAAATCAAGACTTCAACCTTGGTGAGCGTGTGTCCAATCAAACAGTCAACATCAACATTGAAGGGGTCAACAACGAAGACCGTTGGCTGTACCAACTAGATACTGTGGGCAATGTACAGTATGAATGGCAGTATGTACAAAGTGTGTATGCGGCTGCCACTGAACAACTGGCCCCGGATCAACGCAAATTGTTTTCTGTGGTCAGTAGAACCAATGATCAGATCACTCTCACATTTGGCGATGGTGTGTTCAGCACCATTCCAGTAGGAACATTCCGTGCGTATGTGCGTGCCTCCAATGGCCTGTCATACATTATCAATCCTGAAGAGATGCAGAGTGTGGTCATACCCATCAGTTATGTGAGTCGCACTGGAAACATAGAAACAATCACATTCACATGTGGTATTACACAACCTGTGAGCAATGCACAACCACGTGAGACCTTGGACGAGATTAAACAACGTGCTCCTGCAAGATATTACACACAGGACCGCATGGTCAACGGTGAGGACTACAACAACTTCCCTTTCACTCTTTACAATTCAATCATCAAGAGCAAGGCGCTGAACCGCGCCAGCATTGGAACCTCAAGATATCTTGACCTAGTAGACAATACCGGCAAGTATTCTTCAACAAATATGTTTGGCAGCGATGGCGCTTTGTGGCGAGAAAATCAATTGCCCACATTCAACTTTACCTGGCTCACAAGAAATGACATTGCCACAGTGATTACTAATCAAATTCAACCCTTGTTGGTTTCAACAGGACTGGATCAATTCTACTATGCAAACTTTCCAAGACCCAATCTTGTGCCGACAGGCCTTACCTGGCATGAAAGCACAACACTGGCCAACGAGACCACCGGTTACTTTGTAAACTCGCAGATATATCCAGCAGCCATTGGAACCTACAGCAGTACAGTAAGCAAGTACATACAAGTAGGATCACTGGTGAAATTTGTACCTCCTCCTGGCTATTATTTTGACAGTAACAATCAATTGAAACTGGGCCTACCTACTGTGGATAATGATCGACTGATTATCTGGGCCAGCCCCACAGCCATAGTGTTGGATGGTACTAACCAAGGACAGGGCAACTTTGCCAACGGCACCGGACCGGTCATACTGAATAATTTTGTGCCCACTGGCGCTATTCCTGTGTCAGTGATTCCTTTATTTGTGACCAATTTACCCAGCACCACAGTCACTAGTATTACTGATCAAATGTTATTGTATCGTAACTTTGGCCTGGGCTACAACAACCTCACAGCCACTTGGTATGTGATCACCAGCACAAATCTAGCAGTGAATGCAACTTTTAGTTTGGCAAATGCACAAAGTACAACTGGCACCAATCAAGATGCCAGTTGGTTGATTCAATTTGTTACCAATGGCAGCAGTTACACAGTGACCAGTCGTGGGTTGTTTTATCTGTTTGGATCTGTATTACAAACAAGATTTTTCTTTGAAACAGGACAAAGAATCTATGACAGTCGCACAGGCACAGTGATCAGTGATTTTGTAAACGTGTTAAAGACCAATTCTGTACCCGACACGCATGTCCCCTTACCCGGCGACATTCGCCTGAGCATTGTGGGACAGCCAGTGGCCAGTGATGGCTTTGTGGACGACTTCGAAGTGTTTGTAAGTTACGAATATTCCGCCAATGATGGCGCTCCGGTTGATCCTGACTTTTTTGATGAAATTGTGGCACCTACTGTAAATCCCACTACCAAATTGGTGTTCTTTGAAAAGACCGTGGACTTTGATAATCTACAACGATACCTCCTGGTTGAACCCGGTCGTGTGAATTCAGGTTATGCTACCAAGGATGCCATTGAAGTGGTTATGGCACAATACATACCTGGACAAACATTTTATGCCTACAACCAGACCATCACCATTGGCCCATTGGCTGGTCAACTGGGTGCGTTCTACTTGTTGGCAATCAGTGTGACTGGTGTGCGCAGTCTGGTAGAAGTTTCAGATCAATGGCAGGCACGTGTGGGACGTCAAAGTCTGTACTATCAATATCGTCACAATGCCTCATTGACCAGCAGAATTGATCCAGGTACAACCAACATTATTGACCTGTATGTGGTCGTTCAGGCCTACTACACAGCCTATCAAAATTGGTTGCGAGACACCACAGGCACAGTGCCCAAACCTGCTGTACCTACCATAGATCAACTCAGCACAGCCTATCAAGGACTTAATGATTACAAGATGATCAGTGACAATGTGATCGTGAACAGCGTGGTATTCAAACCGCTATTTGGCCCCAAGGCTGCCAAAGAGTTGCAGGCCACTATCAAGGTCATTCGTGCTGCCGACAGCACAGCCAGCGAAAGCGAAATCAAAAATCTAGTGTTGGCAAATCTAAACACCTATTTCAGCATTGACAAATGGGACTTTGGCCAAACATTCTACTTCTCAGAACTAGCAGCCTACATTCATTCCAACATGGGCGGCGTGGTCAGTTCGGTAGTTCTAGTTCCATTGGATCCCTTGAAAAGTTTTGGCGACTTGTACGAAATACGAAGTGGTCCTAGCGAAATATTTGTCAATGGTGCTCTTGTCAGCAATATCGAAGTAATTGTTGCGCTGACTAGTACCAATATTAGAACTGCACCCGGCAGTGGAGTAATTTAATGGCTATTCGCACTGTTGATTTTTTACCTGATATATTTCAGACCACTCCCAACAAGCAATTTTTAAATGCCACTCTGGACCAATTGGTTCAAGAACCTGCATTTAAGAAAACACAAGGTTATGTGGGTCGTAGAGTTGGCCCCGGCGTCAATCCCAATGACTATTATGTACTGGAGCCCACGGCCACTCGAGCCAACTATCAATTGGAACCAGGAGTGATCAGCCTCAAACCTGATACTAATACAATAAAAGATGCTGTGACCTATCCGGGCATTACAGATGCTCTAGCCGTGCAAGGTGCCAACACCACCAAGAGCGACAGACTCTATACCAGTGAATACTACACCTGGGATCCTTTTGTTAGTTTTGACAAATTTGTAAACTACAGTCAATACTACTGGTTGCCCGGTGGTCCTAACGCAGTAGATGTGTATTCGACCGGGGTGCCATTGACTGAAAATTTCACTGTCACTAGAACCAGTACAGTATATCAATTCAGTACCCTGCTCGGCAACAATCCTGTCATCACCCTGGTGCGTGGAGGCAACTACACATTTGATGTAAACCAAACTGGCGATAGTTTTTGGATACAGTCAGAGCCGGGCGTGAATGGCCGACTGCCTTATGCTCCCAACATCAGCAGTAGAGGTGTGCTGGGAGTGACCAACAATGGTGAAGACCTAGGCACTGTTTCTTTTGATGTGCCATTAAAAACCGCACAACAATTTTATTACGATCTCAACAGTATTGGCACAGTAGACTTGTTGACCAATCTACAATTTGATCAGATCAACAATGTGTACCTGTCGGACTTCCTGGCCGAGTATGGTGGCATTGATGGTATAACCAATCTCAACAATCGTACTGTGGTGTTTACCAATCAGATCGCCGATCCACAAGATGGTGGCTGGCTGATTACATCGCAGTTTGATCCACTAGAACGTAACAACAGCAACAACGGCCTTCCAGGCAGTTTTGACAGTCTCAATTTCGATCTCACTGTGCCAATCACGGATCTTGACACACGTTATAGCGTGTGGTTGATCACCTATCAATATGACAATAATGGTCAGCCAATCCTGCAACTCACGGTGCAAAGACCTTGTCCGAACCTCAACAAGTTTACTGTGCTGTTTGGTACACAATGGGCCAGCACACAATGGTATCGCGACGCCGAAGGGTATTTTGCAGAGATTCCTTTGCTCACAGCAGCCAAAGATGTCCTATGGTACCAAGATGGGACCAACCCAGATATCTTTGGCCAAATTCAACTGATTGATCAAGCAAATGCCACAGCAATCAATGTTGTAACCGACATTCTGGGCAAGAAAAATTATACCAGTCCCAATGGTGTGGTGTTTACCAACAATCTCAAAGTGCAATTCCTTGCACCCGTAGTGCCTGCTAGTTATCAAAAGCAAGACTACTACGTGGCTGGTGTTGGCGCTGCCATTCAATTGTTGCCGGTGACCAACTATGTTACTCCCGAGACCTATACCAAGAGCGCATCGATACCATTTGATTCAACTGCGTTTGACAAAACCAATTTTGATGCCGACCTTAATCAACCCTTGATACCTGATTATCTGACCATAGCATTAGATAGTCCAGACCTCAATGCCTGGACACGTAGCAACCGCTGGTTTCACATTGATGTAGTCACAGCATCAGCCACGTACAACAACACCACACCGGTGTTGGACAATGCGTTTAGAGCACGGCGACCTATCTTGGAATTTCGCGGCGGCACTAGACTGTATCAGATGGGCACACAGGGCAAACAACCGGTAAACATCATTGATTTTGCTACAACTGATGCATTTAGTGATATCAACGGAACTGTGGGGTACGGAGTAGATGGTTACAATTTTATCAATGGTACAAGAGTTATTTTTGCAGTGGACACAGATCCCAACGTAAGAGACAAAATCTATGTGGTCAATTTTGTCACTCTTGTGGAAGGTGGTACTCCAGTTATAGATCTAGTGCCTGCTGCGGACACTGATGTGCTGTTTGATCAAACAGTGGTCAGTCTCAGCGGCAATACACTACAAGGTATAAGTTTTTACTACGATGGTACGCAATGGATTCGCGCACAGGAAAAAACTGGCGTGAATCAGGCACCGTTGTTTGATGTTTATGACAGCAATGGATATAGTCTTAGCAATCCTGTTGCATATCCCAGTAGCACATTTGCAGGATCTAAGTTGTTTAGTTATGCTCTTGGGCCCGGATTTGATGATACCGTATTAGGTTTTCCTTTACGATATCTCAGTATCAACAACATTGGCGATATTGTGTTTGACAATAATCTTTACGCAGATACCTTTCTCTACGTCAAAGACAACGTGAGTTATACAGAAAATATCAGCATAGGGTTTGTGAGACAATATGCTGACCGTACTGTTTACCAACGAGAAATTGGCTGGCAAACTGCCGCGGTCAAGAGCAATATCTATCAGCAGTTTAGTTTTGTGTATGCCGTTGACACGCCTTTGTTATTGGATGTGGCAGCACTACCAGTTGATACTGTTCCTTCTGTTAAAGTTTATATTGACAGCACTTTTCAAGATCCAGGAACTTATACCTATGTCACAACGAACAATACCACAACTATAACTTTTCCTAGTACTACAGTAATTGTGCCTGGACAGGTAATCGAAGTTTTAGTTCTAAGTGATCAAGCCAGTGCGGTAGGATTCTATCAGGTACCTATTAACCTTGAGAATAACCCGCTGAATCAGAATGCTAGTAATCTCACACTGGGCACTATTAGAAGCCATTATGATTCAATAGGACAAAATCTACTAGGACTCACAGGCAAAATCAATGGTGCCAACAACTCTCGTGACCTTGGCAACATCATACCTTTTGGCCTGAATATTTTACAACAGAGCGCACCCATGACTCTGGCCGGTTATTTCCTGCGCAGTGCAGATTACAACATATTTGCCAGTCTTGAATACAACTCAAGAGAATACGAAAAATACAAAGCACAGTTGTTGAATGCCGCGGTCACTGGTGATTATGTGAACATGACTGTGCCTGATATTTTGACCACAATCATAACTGATCTCATTATGGGTCGCACCAGTTCCAATCCTTTCTACTGGTCGGATATGTTGCCAGGCAGCAACACATATACTCAATCAACCACAGTGGTCACTGCCATCTCCACACAGAGATTTGACACCACACAGGTATACAACTACACATCAGCCAACTATCTTGGACTGTTGGCATACTTGAATGGTCGCTTGCTCACAAGAGACATTGAATACACAGTATCAACGGATGCTCCAATCTTGACCATACTCATACCACTAGCAGTTGGCGATCAAGTGGTCATACAAGAGTACGCAGAAACCTATGGCACGTTCATACCCAACACGCCTACCAAACTAGGATTGTATCCGGCATTTGTGCCCGAGATATATTTGGATACCACCTACGTTGAGCCACGTTTGGTCATTCGCGGACATGACGGTTCAATCACAGTGGCCTTTGGTGACTTTAGAGATCAGTTATTGTTGGAATTTGAAACTAGAATCTACAACAACTTGAAACTGGATGGCAATCCTGTGCCCTTGGTAGCCACAGAAGTTGGGCCTGGACAATTCCGCACAACTGATTATACCTTGGAAGAAATTACCAACATTGAAAGTCAGAGTTTTCTAACCTGGGTAGGCTGGAACAAACTGGATTACAAGTCGCAAGACTACATGGCCACAAATGCATTCACCTGGAACTACAGCACTGCCGGAAATAAACTCAGTAATAACATTCCATTGGCTGTGGGTGCCTGGCGTGGTATCTACAATTACTTTTACGACACTATCAACCCCAACACAAGACCTTGGGAGATGTTGGGATTCAGTGTAATGCCCGTATGGTGGGAAGCCGAATATGGTCCTGCTCCTTACACTTCGGGTAACCTGGTGTTATGGGACGACTTGGCAGCAGGCCTGGTGCGAGATCCAGTGGCCCCTTACATATTACCCCAATTTGCAAGACCTCAACTGTCGCAAGTGATTCCTGCCAATTCTGAAGGCATATTATTACCGCCAATTGAAGTAATGGTCGGCAACTTCAACAGTAATAATTGGCAAAGAAACTGGACGGTGGGCGATGATGCTCCGGTGGAAAATGCCTGGAAAACCAGTAGTGCTTACCCGTTTGCAATCATGCGAATGTTGGCACTCACACGCCCTGCTGAATTCTTTAGTTTGTTTGCCGATCGTGACTTATACCGACATGATGCAGAACTTGGTCAGTATCTCTACAACGGTCGTTACAGACTAGATGCCAATGGCGTTGAAGTATATGGCAACGGTGTCAGCAAGGCCAGTTATATTGACTGGATTGTGGATTACAATCGCGTGAGCGGAATCAATTCAACTAACACACTCACTGCTGACCTTAAAAATCTTGATGTGCGGCTGTGCTATAGGATGGCAGCGTTCTCGGCCAAAAATCTCCTGCAGATCTACACTGAAAAATCCAGTCCCAACAGTCTCAATTCAAGTTTGTTGTTGCCTGATGAAAGTTACAATCTATTGTTCTACAAGAATGTACCTTTTGACCAATTGACTTATAGCAGTGTGATTGTGCAGTCAACTGCCAATGGCTGGGCAGTGTATGGATACAGCGCCACGCAGCCTTACTTCAATATCTTGATCAGTCAGGTCAATGGAGTATTGGGCACCATCAGTGCTGGTGGATTTGATGTTCGTGTGCCTCTAACCTATACCAACAAAGTGGTACAGGTTCCGTATGGATACACATTTACCAATCGTACTTTGGTGGCAGATTTCTTGCTCAGTTACGGTGCATTGTTACAGCAACAAGGCATGCTGTTCACTCAACTGGAAAACAGTTACGCAATAGACTGGAATCAGATGGTCAGCGAATTCTTGTACTGGAGTGGACAAGGCTGGGCCGACGGCAGTATCATAAACTTGAACCCAGGAGCCACGCAAGTTATAGTAGAGCGACCAGGGGCTATAGTTGATAGCATTGCTTTACAAACCACTGAAAACATAGTGCTCACCGCAGACCGTACGCCGTTTAACACAAGAAATCTTGTGGTTGAGCGATTAGACAATACCTTTACCTTAAAGAGTCTTAATGCTGAAACTATAAATTACTTTCATTTGAAATTTACGTCTTATGAAAACATGGTAGTGCTAGACAATCAAAGTATCTTTGCTGATTTAATCTACTCACCTGCAACAGGTGCCAGACAAAATCGAGTGCGACTGATAGGCTCTACTACACAAGACTGGAATGGTCAGTTGAACGCTCCAGGATTCATACTCAACCAAAACAACATACAAGAATGGGATCCATTGCGCAAGTACGCTCGCGGCGAGATTGTGTTGTACAAGAATTTCTACTACAGTGCTGTTGATATTGTTCAGCCTGCACCAGAATTCAACTTTAACAACTGGACACGTAGTGATTACACCAAGATTCAACAGGGATTATTGCCCAACTTATCCAACAAGAGTGATCAGTTGGCTAACAGTTACAACGTGTATCAAGCCAATTTTGAACTCAATCAAGATCTGTTTGCCTACAACTTGATTGGATTCAAACCCAGAGATTACATGGTTGCATTGAACCTAGACAGCACCAGTCAGGTCAATCTCTATAGACAATTTATTGGTACCAAAGGCACTGTGCGTGCCGCAGAAATTTTTACTTTTGCTGACTTTGGTAGAGGTATATCAGAATACAACATCTATGAAAACTGGGCATTGCAACGCGGTACCTATGGTGCTAATGCCAACAAGAGTTTTTATGAAGTGAGATTGAACGAAGCATTACTGACTTCAAATCCTAGCCTGATTCAAGTGATCATACCTGGTGAGTCCAGTCTGGCCGAGCAAACGGTGTATGTAAATGATCTCTGGGCTGAAAGTTATAAAATAACCACACCTGACATATTGACCACTACTTTGGTCAAGAAAACTGACACAGCCTTGCCATCAGCAGGATATGTCAACGTAGACGATGTCGACATCACAGTATTCAATATTGACAATACTGCTTCGTTGGCAGCCCAACTAAACAACGTGAATGTAGGAACCATAGTATGGGTGGCCAAGATCAATGATTATGACTGGGGAATCTATAGAACCGCTCAAATACCAGCACAGGTCATACAGATCAACAGCAATTTGAATGGCACAGCAGTGGTCACATTCAATCAGGCACATGGCCTAGTCACGGATAACATTCTATTGATCAAGTACTTTGGATCAGGTGCAGATGGTGTATACAAAGTATTGAATGTGCCCACCATAAACCAGGTCACAGTGGCTTTTCAATTCCTGCAACAAGATCAAATTGTGGCCATAGGAACCGGAACTGCCTTCACACTACAAAGTCAGCGAGTCTCTCAAGGCAGTGACATCATTACCTTGCCTTATGCCAATAATCTAATACCTGGCGATCGTGCCTGGATCAATGACAACGGTGCAGGACTGTGGGAAGTCGTACAAAAACAAGAAGTGTTTCACACCAGTGGCCAACTGATACCAACCTCTCCAGTGGCCAATAGCAAGTTTGGTACTAGTGTTGCACAGGCTCGAGACAATGTGTTTGCATTTGTAGGCAGCCCAGGATATAATTCCAATATTGGCGCACTTTACACTTATGTAAGAACATCTACCAATCCATTTGCGCAAAATAGCATACTACAATCTAATGCTGTTGGCACACGCGGACTTGGTACCTCGGTCAGCATAGGCAATCAAACCTGGGGTGCAGTAGGTGCACCGGCCAGTCTTGGTGCTGACTCCAGTACCAATTCTGGTTATGTAACTGTGGTCTACAGATTTCCAAACAGTGCAAGTTTTGGCATCTCAAATTTGTTGACAGTGCCCACCGCCGGTAGCATAAATTCAGCCAGTGAATTTGGAACCAGCATTGCTATCAGCGCAGATGAAAACTGGATGTATATTGGTGCACCGGGTATCAACCGAGTATTTGCCTACGGGTTGGTACCAGTTCAAAGCCAATTGACATCATATGTAACTGATGGCGTAACATATTCCTACAACTATAGCAACAGCATAGTGATCGATTCTGGAGCCTACCAACAGTTGTTTGTGGTACTGAATAATCAACTGTTGATTTATTCAACTGATTATACTGTGACTGCAACCAGCATAGTACTGAATTCAACTCCGGTTAAAGATCTCAAATTAACAATTGGCCGGCGAGCGGCACAGACATTTACAGGCAATGGCATTACACAGATATTCTCATTGAATGAGTATCTATACTCTGCCACCAACATCTACAGTTGCAATGTCACAGTAAATGGCATTGTTCAAAGACCCACCATTGACTATACATTTAATAACTCCACTAGAGATATAACATTTACGGCAGCACCAACTGGCACCATTGGTGTAACAACACAGAGTTACTACACCTATGTCAACTCGCTGGCACCTGGCGGACTTGCTGCCGATGCAAGATTTGGCCAGTCAGTCAGTTGCGGCACAGATGGTCAACAGGTCATGGTTGGCTGCGCCAACAACACCTACAATAGCGTTACCTCCGCAGGGTCTGTTTACATCTATGATCGATCAGTGCAGGAATTCATTGTGACCAGTGCCACACAAACAGTGTATCAAGTGGATGCAACATTGGTCGCTCCAACGTCAGTCACGCTGAACAATCAATTCCTAACCAATACTGCTGGCAATCCTGTAGGACAGTACACAGTAACCGGATCCAATCAAATCACATTGACCACTCCGGCCTCAGTAGGAGACATTTTGACTGTGGAAGTCAACACATTTAGTCTGATTCAACAGGTTGGATCGGTGGCACCTTTCCAAGGTGCTAATTATGGACAGGCAGTGGATCTCTGTCGCTACAATTGCAGTTTATACGTGGGTGCGCCTCAAGATGGCAGTGTGTTACCAGGTGCAGGCTCAGTGGAAAGACAAGTAAATCAAAGTCGAGTATATGGTGTAACAACTGCAACTGTAAATGCCGTTTTGACACCCGGCGATACTATCAGAATCAACAGTCAGGAAGTGGTATTGACCGCGCCAGCCTCCTGGAACAGCAATTTGACCTACACTGTTGACACTATAGTCACAGACAGTTCTAATCTTTATGTGTCAATCCGACCGGTGCCAACAGGAGTTACCTTGAGTGATACCACATACTGGCAACCCAGTTCATGGTCAGCAAAACTAGCACAAAATATCAACAACAGCACAGTTCCCAATGTTTTTGCCTATGCTGGTGCCGTGTCGGGCACAACAACCTTTGGCCTGCTCACAGTAAGTGTCAAGAACTCCGATGCCGCTACTGTGGGCAACAAGTTGACTGTGTTGCCGGGTCTGATTGGCAGCATTTTTTCTAGTCTAGGTTTCGAAACTTTTGTTTATACTCAAACTATTACCAGTCCATATCCTGTGCCCTACTCAGGATTTGGCAGTGCTGTGAAAATAGACACCAGTGCGCTGACTCTTACCGTGGGTGCGCCGCGTGGCAATCTATATCGTTCCAACACCTTTGATAGTGGCAACACATACTTTGACAGCAAGACCACAATATTTAATGGCCCACTTATTCAAAGCGGTGCAGTATACACATATGATTACTTTGCCAGCGCCAACAGTTCGGCCACAAACCCTGGCAAGTTTGCATTTGGTCAACAAGTATATGATCAATCTATTCAGCAGTTGTATCAATATGGTGCATCAGTTGACTATACCAATGGCATACTACTGGCAGGCAGTCCTGCTGGTGCTTCGAGTACAGGGCAAGTGTCTGTTTTCAACAATCCAGATCTTTCACCTGCCTGGCGAGTAACGCATGTTCAACAACCAGTGGTAGATGTTGCGTTGATCAATGGAGTGTTCACATATGACCGCATCACTGGTGCCAAGACTGCATTCTTTGATTTCTTTGATCCACTGCAGGGCAAGATCCTGGGTGCCGCCCGACAAAACATTGACTACATCGGTGCCGTGGATCCGGCAGCCTACAATGTAGGTGCAAAAAACAACAATGGTAGAATCTGGGCAGCCACTCAAGAAGGCAAAATCTGGTGGGACACTAACTCAGTGAGATTCATTGATCCCAACCAGGACGACATTGTGTATGCGGCTCGCAGATGGGGACAAATATTTCCAGGCAGCACAGTTGATGTATACCAATGGGTTGACAGTTCTGTACCGCCTGCCAACTACACTGGACCGGGCACTCCTAGAACTTTGACCAACTACAGCGTGACCACTGGACTAACTCCAACTGGAGTTTTTGGAACCACATACTATTTTTGGGTCAAGAATATAGTTACAATCAATACCACTGCTGGCAAAACTCTCAGTGCCACTGGTATTGCTAGATATATTGCTGAGCCCCGCAGTAGTGGAATTCCCTATGTGGCATTTGTCAGTGCCAGTGCCACAGCAATTTACAATGCCACAAACTTGATCAGTGCCCAAGACACAGTGCTCAGCATTGAATTTGATAGACAACTCACAGACGACAATGTTCATGTGCAGTATGACCTGTTGCCACAAGATCGTGCTCATGCCTTCTTGCCTGCCAATCTCTATCAGAAATTTCAAGACAGTTTCTGCGGCGCAGATTCTCAAGGCAATCTTGTGCCAGACCCCACACTGAGTCCTGCCTTGCAGTATGGTGTGCAATTCCGTCCAAGACAAAGCATGTTTGCCAACAGATTCCTGGCCTTGCAAAACTATCTGCAACACGTGAATGCTGTACTATTGCAGTATCCCATATCAGAGATACGCAACTTTGCCTTATTGAACAGTAGTGATCCTGAACCAGCCGCTGGTTCAGGTGCCTGGAACAAGCGTGTGGCCAATATTGAACAATTGAGTTATCAAGATCTTGTTCAGGTGCCAGTGGGTTATCAATATCTAGTGGCCAGTGACAGCACCCAAAATGGCTTGTGGACCATTTACACTGTGACCACAACCAAGACTTTTGGTACCTTGTTTTTGAACCGTGTGCAAAATTATGACACTAGAAATTACTGGCAATATGTCACCTGGTATCGACCAGGGTACAACACCAGTATCAAAATCGTTGCTCAAGTGGCTAACTATGCTGATCTTGCTACATTGAGTGTGTACCAAGCACCTGTGGGCAGTAGTGTGCAGGTAACTGCCAACAGCCAGGGCAAGTTTGAAATCTATCTCAGGACAGATATTGGATGGGATCGCGTGGCACTGCAGGATGGTACCATACAGTTCAGGGCTGAGTTATGGGATTATGCTCTGGGACGTTTTGGCTTTGACATTGAAGTGTTTGATGCACAACACTTTGACCAGGAGCCTTTGACCGAAACACGCAAGATCATACAGGCCATCAATGAACAACTGTTGATCGACGAATTGTTAATTGAACGCAATCGTGCCTTGATCTTGATGTTCAATTTTGTGCTCAGCGAATTTGAAGCGCCTGGTTGGTTGAATATGACCAGCCTGATTGACGTTGATCACAAGATTAGACAACTGTTGCCATACCAAACCTATCAACAGGACAATCAAGACTTTGTGTTGAATTATATCCAAGAAGTCAAGCCCTACCATGTGAGCATACGTGCGTTCAACTTGATTTACAATGGCTTTGATACCTATCAAGGCAGCATGGCCGACTTTGATCTGCCGGCATTTTACAACAATGCACAAGTACCCAATCAGTACATGAGTCCTATATTGACTCCTTACAACCTGAGTACAGCACAAGGTACTGGTCATGCCAGCACCTACAGTGATGTGGCATCAGATAGCACACTATGGCAAACACAACCTTACAGTTTTTGGTTTGAGAACTATGCTCTCAGTATACAAGATGCGATCATTGTGGACGGCGGCTTGGGCTATACTGTGGCACCGCAACTTACGGTCACAGGTGTTTGTGTCACTCCAGCCACCATGACAGCCACGGTCAACAGTGCAGGGCATATCAGTCAAGTGATCATTACAGATCCTGGATTGGGTTACACTACCACTGCCACTGTCACAATCACAGGCGGCAACGGTACAGGCGGACAGATTGTGGCAGTGATGGGCAACAAACTAGTACGCAGTATTAACACTACCATCAAGTACGATCGCTATCAGTATGCAACCACTATTGTGCCTTGGCAACCCAATGTCACCTACACAACCGGCACACAGGTACGACATGTAAATCGTGTGTGGTCGGCCAATACCACAGTGACATCAGCCACATTTGATCCTGCCAACTGGACCACAGTGGCTGCCAGTTCACTAAGTGGAGTTGATCGTACCATGGGATTTTATGTACCTGGCCCTAACGAACCAGGCCTAAACTTGCCATTGTTGATTGACGGAGTTGATTATCCTGGCGTACAAGTTGCCGCACCTACATTTGCACAAAACACAGGATTTGATGTGGGCAACTTTGACGTCAATCCGTTTGATAATATTTCCTATGGGCCCAACGGTGAACCCACATATGATCTGGGTATCCTGGATGCCACCTATGAAAGTTCGTTCCTGGATCCTTATCTAGGAACCCGGGCTACTGACATCAATGTTGTGGGCGGCGAGTTTGTGGGACCTTATGAAAGTCATGCACCTGAAGAACTGGTGCCAGGGTCTATATTTGACACACTCGACCTGCGTGTGTATTCACGTGCAATAACCTACTACACTGGCAATGGTACAACAACTGGACCATATACAGTACCTGCCGGTGCTACTGGCGTACAAGTTGCTGTGAATAATGTTGTGGTTGCTCCTAGCACTTACATATTTGCTGGATCGTCAGTTACTTTTAATACTGCTCCAGCCAACGGTACTGTGATTGTTATTCTTGAAATTGAACCCAATCCGGGCATAGAGTTGCGTATTTTCCAAGACATGCGTGGAGTACAAGCCACCTACAGAATGACCACGGCTACCACCACCGCACTGACTCAAGACCTTGCAATTGACGACGATGTTGCGTATATAGATAATGCTGGCGCCCTTGCTGAGCCTGACTTGGCCAACAACATGTGGGGGGTGTTGACTGTAAACGGCGAACGCATCATGTATCGCGAACGAAATTTAGTCACCAATACTGTGAGCAGTCTGTTGAGAGGTACTGCTGGTACTGCCGCAACAGCACATGCCACTGGTGCCACAGTTTACAATTTGAACCGTGTGAATCTAGCACCTATTGTATATCAAGATCACTATGTAGGATCCAATACCTTGGCTGATGGTACCACTACCACATTCACAGCCAATGTTGATCTCAGTTCTCAGGGACTGACATTTGCTCAAGACTGCGTTTTGGTCTATGTTGGTGGACTACTGCAAACCAGCGGATACTCAGTAACTGATGACAATCCTGTGACTGTGGAATTTGACACAGCACCGACTCAGGGTTATCAAGTGTCAATACAAGTTCGTCAAGGTCTGGGCTGGTATGGAACTGGAGTTTATCAAACCACTGGTACACCTTTGCAAGATAGTACCACGGTGGCAGCACAGTTTTTTAGAGGCTAAAGCACAAGGTAAATAAGTCATATGCAAAATAGTCAACCTGTTACACAACAAGCAAATCCTGCCACACAGCCCAAGCGACCCAATGAAACTGGATCAGTTTCGGTTGAGGGTTTTGTAAAGATTTTTGATCCCGAAACCCAGGAAACTTTTGTGGAGACACGAGCATGATCTCTTCGGGCCTGGTAAAAATTGAAGGCTTTGTCAAAATATTTGATCCTGAATCAGGCGAAATTTTTGTGGACAAAAAGAACGCTATTCACTATGAAAACATGAGTATCAGTCTTGCTGAAACTCTCAGCAATAGAACCAGTGCGCAGGGCGGCGGTTGGATTTACGAAATGGCATTTGGCAACGGTGGATCTAGTGTTGATCCCACTGGTATTATCACATATTTGCCCCCAAATACCACAGGGCAAAATGCCGATCTCTATAATGAAACTTATGCTAAAGTTGTGGATGATAATTCGGTGGCTGACTCTGATCCTGCCAACAACTACATGGAAGTGCTACACACGTCAGGCAAGCCTTATACTGATATCCTGGTCAGTTGCTTGCTGGACTACGGCGAGCCTCCAGGACAACAGGCCTTTGATAATTCAACCAATTTCAATGGCGAATATGTGTTTGATGAACTGGGGTTGAAAGCATTTACTACCAGTGCAAGCAATCTACGCCTGCTGACCCATGTGATTTTTCACCCGGTGCAAAAGAGTCTAAATCGTCAGATACAAATTGACTATACTGTGCGTATACAGACCCTGACCAACTTGACCACAGCATAAATACAAATAGAACATTCGGAGTAACACATGTCATATACAATTACACTAACTGATGGCGCAATCTATGCTGTAGTAGCAGATGGTACCGTTAACACTAGTTCCAGCATGACCCTGGTGGGCAAAAACTGGGCAGGTTATGGACAATTTCTAGGCGATAACTTTATTCGACTCTTGGAGAACGGCGCCAATACCACTGCACCAGGCGCACCGTTGACTGGTCAACTTTGGTGGAACAAGACTGCAGGTACCATGCAGGTGTACAATGGCACAGGATTCAAAACTCTTGGTGGTGCTACTTCTGCCTCTTCTGCTCCGAGCAACAATGTCACAGGTGATTTATGGTATGATACTGTAAATCAACAGTTGAATGTTTGGACAGGTGCTGCCTGGATCGTGGTAGGACCTGCATTCACTCCAGGTACAGGCACAACAGGTGCCATCGTGGCCACAATTGTGGACAACACAGCAACATCACACAGTGTGATTGAATTATTCTCTAACAATACCATTGTGGGCATTGTGAGCAAGGATCAAACTTTTACTCCTGGCACTGCGGTCACCGGCGGATGGGGTGTACAAGCAGTGAATCCAGGTATCACCATGGCCACCGGCGTTGCTAACAATGCTGTATGGGGTAATGTAGTTACATCGGGCTCGTTCACTGTCAATACTGGTGGTGCCGCAACTGCTATTATTAATGGTGCAGGCAACGCAATTGGTAACATTGGCTCAGCGGGCAGTTACTTTAACCGAATCTTTGCTCAAGCAACCACAGCACTTTATGCTGACGTTGCCGAACGCTTTGCCGCAGATGATGTGTATACACCGGGCACAGTGGTTGAACTGGGCGGCTCAGCAGAAATTACCAAGGTCAAGTCAGACGCCAGCAGTGCGGTTTTTGGTGTGATTTCTACCAGACCTGCATTTACCATGAACGGTGGTGCTGGCGAAGACGATACTCACCCTCCGGTGGCCATGACAGGTCGTGTGCCTGTTCGGGTTACAGGCGTGGTACGCAAGGGCGACAGATTGATTTCAGCAGGCGACGGCATTGCCAGAGCGGCTGGCCCCCAAGAAGCCACTGCATTTAATGTGATTGGTCGTGCCTTGGTAAATAAAACAGACGCAGGACTTGGCATAGTGGAAGCCATTGTCACAATCAAATAACAGGAAACCGCAATGACTTATTCTTCAGGATCACAGATATTAGCCTCAGACTACAACACATTTACTACCACAGCAGGTGGATTGAATGATATATGGGCCACAGGATCAGGCGACAAAGGTTGGGGACAAACTGCTTTTGTAGCACAAACAACAGGCAATACTGTGGCAGCCACACAATGGGCCACCTTGGTCAACAACTTGGCCACATCTGGCACACAAACTAACACAACCATTACATCAAGAACTGCTCCTGTAACAGGAAACGTTGTTGCTATTTTGGCCAACGTGAGTACTGATATTACCAGCGTAACAACCAATCGTGGAAATGCCGCGGCCTCGGGCACAATCAGTAGTACCTGGACTGGTAACATTGCTAAAACTGCCGCCACAGGTTCAGGTGGCGCAGCCTGGACCATTGTTTGGACACAGACCATAACATTCCCAAGTGCCGCTCAAGCAAGATATTTCTGGAATGCAGGCGGCCTAGTTCGATTGGACATGAGCAAAACATCAACCGGTACAGACATCGACGCAGACTGGAATACCTTCGTAGGTACTGTAGGCACATTGTACATGAGTGGGCGTGTTAATTCTGCGGCTCAAACTATTGCAGGTGTAAGTTACACAGGCTTTACTAGAGTGGGCGGATCAGGAACACCATCTCCAAACTTGACCACAACAGGTTGGTACTCACTAACTCCTGGTGCGGCTGCTACCACATTGTGGCAGTTGAATAGTACAGTAAGCCCATATACAGGCGACTTTATTCGAGTTACTGGTGCAGTCAATGCCGGGTCAACTGTGTTGACTTTAGTCACAACCTGGAACCAAACCACCAATTCTGGTGCAGGCGAAACAGCCAACATTTCGGGTGGTACAGATACCGCCAGCCCATATACCGCTTTTGGAACGGCACCCGCTGTGCTTTGTAGATTTGTTCCACCAAGTGCCACACTAACCAACTCCTGGGGCACACCTGCTGTGGCCAGTTCCATAGCATAATTGGCAAACTCAATCAGGGCAAAAGGTAGACTTTTGCCCTGTTTTCTTTTATAATCGCACAATGAATACTGACGCATTAATTGCTCATGCACGAGCACGTTTTGATCATGTGGCCGCTCGCCGTGTGCTAAAAGAAAAGTACGAAGCCCGAATGTTGTTTGCCCATGGCGGCGGCATGTGGCGAGCAGGCCCTGAACTACAATGTGTCCTGTTGAGTTGTGCGCAAGACAAAGACGTTGTGCTGTTGGACTTGTATGAAACTCCTGTGAGAGTAAACGTTCCTGAACTGTTTGCTCGATCACACAGCCATTGGCAAGAACAAATGAATGCATGGCTTATAGAATATGAAGAACAGAGTCGCAAACGATGACCACGGGCGCATTGATATTTGCGTTTGACAATGAATCGACTGACTACATTGCTATGGCTGGATGGAGTGCTCGAAGAATTCATAGGCACCTCAACATTCCGGTGGCCATCATCACGGACGCAGATCCAACAGATCCAAGACTTGTTGGTGCAGATCAAGTCATTAATACAACGCCTGCATCCGGCGGAACACGTTGGTTTGAGGATTATCAAGCCACTGTGTCTTGGTACAACGCAGGTAGAACTGATTCATATCGACTGTCGCCTTGGGATCAAACCCTAGTACTGGATGCTGACTATGTGGTATGCGGTAATGAATTACAAACAGTAATTGATAGCCCACAAGATTTTATGTGTCATAGACTGGCCTGGGACATGACCAGCATGAATGACTTTGATGGACTCAACTATTTTGGCCATAATCGCATGCCCATGTGGTGGGCCACTGTGATGATGTTCCGTAAGAGCAACACAGCACAATACATTTTTGATTCGATGAACATGATCAAAAACAACTGGCGTCACTACAAAGATCTCTATCACATCACAGGTACCAACTATCGCAATGACTATGCACTCAGTATCGCCCTGGGTATTGTGAGTGGCCATACCATGCAAGTAGACAACATACCATTTAGATTGGCCACGGTCATGCCCGAGCATACGCTCACTCAACTAGATGAAGACTTTTTCCAAATTGAATATACAGGAGACGACAAACGTCCCAAAAAGATAGCCTGGGCAGGCACAAGTTTTCATGCCATGGGCAAAAAGCACCTGGGAGACATCATTGCCAATTCTCGCTGAGCGCGGCTATCTCATACCAGCCGTCGATACTGACACAACGGACTATGTGGCTTGTGCTGAACAACTGGCTGACAGCATACGCCGGTGGCACCCTGCGGCCAACATAACCATACTCACCAGAGACCAGTTGCCCAATGGCGACCAAGGCGGGTTTGCAAATGACTGGCAGTGCTTTGCGGCCAGTCCTTATAGACAAACAATCAAACTAGAAGCAGACATGGTTATAGCCAGTCCTGTTGATCACTGGTGGACCATGCTTGAACACAGAGATCTTGTGATATCTACTGGTGCTAGAGACTTTTATGATCAACCTGCTGAAAGTAGATTCTATAGAAAAGTGTTTGATGCCAATCACTTGCCTGATGTTTACAATGCTATCACATACTGGCGTGTGAGTCAAACAGCACAAGAGTTCTTTCGACTGGTACGTGATATATTTGAAAACTGGATCAAGTATCGAACCTTGTTAAAATTTCCTGATGAAGAGCCCACAACAGATCTGGTGTATGCAATGGCTGCGCAGATCATGGGTCCTGAACTGGTCACCATGCCATTTGTGAGTTATCCCCGAATTGTGCATATGAAACGACACATGATCTCAACTCACTCACACAATTGGACACAAGAATTGGTATGGGAATCCAATCCGCTGAGGTTTAATACTGTGGCACAGTGGGGGGCAGTACACTATCATCAAAAGGACTGGCGACATGAATGAGCAAGAGTTCTTGGAATTTTGGAAAGCCATTGAGTGGCCGGAAATTAGACCTGTCTATCTTAGACTTTACTACGATGATTTGGGTCTGCCATTATTTTACAGTCACGAAGATCAACCTGGTAAGTATATTGACATTACCCCAGAACAGTTTGCATTGGGAGACCTGCAGGTGAGTGTGGTCAATGGTGTGTTGACGCCACGCAAGCGACCTGTGACACCTAAACTGGTACCCAGTGATCAAGGAATACCTTGCGATCCCAATGATATTGCGGTTGTGGTGGGTGAGCGACAAACACATCAACGATGGAAATTACGGATACATGAATAAAAGCATGTTGGTCAATGGTTGTAGTTTCAGTAGAGGACCAGGATCCTGGCCTTATCATCTGGGTTATGAAATTTCAAATTTAGCCCAGGCAGGAGCCGGCAACACTTACATACACGAAACTACTATTGCTGAACTTGCAAGGCGATCATATGATGCAGTTACCATTATGTGGACCGCTCCTCAACGTCAAGACATGAGAGTCAGTGATATTGATCAATTTGCCGGTAGCAAGTATACCAGTGCATATCAGCATTTACAAAATGATTGGCTAGAAAAAATTGTTTGGCCCAAAAACGATCAAGACTATGTTGAAAAAAATTGGGTTTTTGGTTGCGGATATATCAATGGCGAGCAGGCTTTGAAAAAAACTCGCGTGTTTGAATCAGTGTACCGATACCAAGCAACCTTAGAATTTGAGCAGGGTTTTCTAATCAAGATGATATCTTTACAGAACACCCTCAAACAAATGAACATACCATATCTGTTTACCTTTTATCATCCTTACTTTGATGGATTGAAAGAATATGATCTTTTTAAACTTCTAGATCTAGAATCAATATATAACGATACAAACATAACAGATATCATGCGTGACAACAACTGGTATGATACAGATGGAATGCATCCTGGTACACAAGCCCACCAAGCCTGGGCAGAAATTTTAAAGAATATATGGCAACAAAAATTGACGTAGCAGATTTAGACTGCATTTACCTATCGTATGACGAACCGCAACGAGAAGAATTTTGGGTCCGGATCAAGAACATGGTGCCTTGGGCTTGTAGGGTCGATGGTGTACTGGGAAGCGATGCGGCACATAAAGCCGCGGCCCTGGCTTCTGAGTCTGAGCGATTTATACTCATTGATGGAGACAATATCCCTGACCCGGCTTTTTTTAATCAAACACTTGATTTTCCCACTGGTGATTATGAGCAGGCTGTGTTCCGCTGGCGAGCACGTAATCACATCAACGGATTGATGTACGGCAACGGTGGGCTGAGTTCATGGACCAAAACACACGTGATGAACATGCGCACCCATGAAAATACAGATGGCGCAACAGAAACACAAATAGAGTTTTGTTTTGATCCGCTATATTGGGCCATGCATAACTGTTACTCAGTTACCTATCCCAATGGTTCAGCATACCACGCCTGGCGTGCCGGATTCCGTGAAGGTGTCAAGATGTGTTTGAATCGTGGAGCCAAGCCCACAGTGTCAGAGTTCAAGGACCGTGTGCATCATCGTAACCTAGATCATCTAACCATATGGCATAATGTGGGCGGCGACGTTGATTATGGTTACTGGTCAATTGCTGGCGCACGTCAAGGAACTTATATGACAATGCTCACAAACTGGGATTATCTACAGGTACAAAACTTTGCGGCCTTGGCCGAACTTTTCAATACTGTAAAAGATGATCAACCTGAAATTATTGCCAATCGACTGGCAGATGAACTGACCACACAACTGGACCTGCCCATGCACATGCTCACGGCTGAAGCCAGTCGTTTTTTCAAGCATCATTATCGTAGCAATTGGCACAATCGAGGCATAATGGCCAGAGAGATGGATGTGATCAGATTTCAAGAAGGATGGTAATATGAATTGGAGACATGCTTACACTGATCATTACACTGTGGATCTTGATGAAAAATTCAACACCTGGAACAAAGACAAATTACACCCTGACCAGGAAAAACTATCAAAAATTTGCTGATTTGATATCACTCAGAATTAAAAAATTATTATGATTATTATGCCAAACATTGATCAACATATTTGGAATCTAGAATTCCTAACAGTTGATATCATATACGAATTTCAAAAAAATGGCAAAGTCGTAATTAACTTAAACAACGAAGGTCCTGACGCCAATGAGTTAGGACTATACCCTATTCTAGATTATATCACTAAAAAATTTAATATTGACAAGAAGTTAATCAGCATACAAACACGCAATCTCTTAGAGAACCATGCGGACTATCAGATAATAAAACGCAACCCTTTATATGTTACTGAGGTCCAGGAGTTTATCAAACATCACGACTATACAAAAAAGAACTTTTATCAAATAAAACATTTTGGATTGTTTATTGGTAGATCAAATTGGCAACGATTTTGGATCTCATCAGAAATGTTTGGGCGATATCGAGACAAAACATTACAAACATTTTTATATGATCCTATAAACGATTTCCATAAATCTCATTTGGGATTCGATCAATTATACACTGAAACTAGAGCACAATGTAATCTATCATTCATGTCACAATTGTTGTCACAATCGCCTGTCAGACTTGATTTTGTAGATAAATTTCCTATTGTAACTCCAGCACATTTTGAGATCAGCAAACACTATCATAAATTTTTCTCAGAGATAGTCTGTGAAACATATTCAGCAGGGCAAAGTTTTTATCCAACTGAAAAAACATGGCGCCCTATTGCTTGTCAAACACCTTTCATGATACAGGGTCCTGTAAACTTTCTACAAAATCTTCATAAACTTGGATTCAAAACATTTCACCAATGGTGGGACGAAAGTTATGATGAAGATGGAAGCCTATTAGGAATCAGAACCATTTTAAAAAATGTTGAGCGTCTAAGCAAGATGTCTGCGGCAGAGTTGGAGTCTATGTATAACAATATGAAACCAGTACTCGAGCATAATCATAATGTTTTGTCAGAACTTACTGATAAATCTTTTGAGATATTCTATGACCAATAAAAGTGTATTCATGGGCTCAGCAGAACTCATGAAAGACCAACTGGGCAATGCATTATGCTTGGCCAAATGGAAACAAGTGAGTTTGCACTTGCCCACTGGACACAATAACAGTTGTTATCATCCACCCTTGCATGAGATTCCCGTAGAGAATCTTGCAACCAACCCTGGTAGTTTACACAACACGCCATACAAAAAAGAACAACGAAAAATCATGTTGCGGCAAGAGCGGCCTTCAGAATGCTCCTACTGTTGGAACATGGAAGATCAGGGCAAGTTAAGTGATAGACACTATCGTTCAGGCGAGCCCTGGGCCGCAGTAGATTTTGAAAAGATTGCTAATTCAACAGGGGATGAAGACATAGTTCCTAGTTATGTAGAAGTCAATTTCAATCATGCCTGTAACTTGTCATGCAGTTACTGTAGCCCGCAGTTTAGTTCAACTTGGCAAGCGGAAGTTGATAGGCTGGGAGGATTTCCTACCTCAACTATGCATAATGATCCTGCGCATTTTACGGGTAACAAACGACCCATCCCAGTACGTGAACACAATCCTTATGTGGAAGCATTTTGGGCATGGTGGCCTGAGTTATACCCTGCACTAGAACACTTTCGCATGACTGGTGGTGAACCGCTGATGGACCGGAACACTTACCGGGTATTTAATTATGTGTTAGACAATCCCTCTAAAAAATTACATCTTAATGTTACTAGTAACTTTTCAGTAGAACCCGAATTGTTCAAACGCTATCTTGACTATGTAAAACGCATCTGTGATGGACGCATCGAACACTTCATGCAGTATGTGAGCGTGGATTCAGGCATACCTGCACAGGCTGAGTACATACGTCATGGTCTTGATTACATGCGTATGTTCCACAATGTGGATCGCTATTTGACTCAAGTTCCTAGTTACAATAGTCTTACATTTATCATAACCATGAACAATCTTTCTGTCACAGGATTGAAATCATTGCTGGGTTGGATCCTGTTCCTAAGAAGAACACACAGCAGAACCTATCAACGAGTATGGTTTGATACTCCTGTGCTACGCACACCTGCCTGGCAGAGTCTGCAAATATTGCCGGAAAGTTACGCCGCCAAACTAGAAGAAGTCAAGCAGTTCATGCTGGAACACATGGAAGATCCAAGATATCCGCATCAAGGGTTTAAGGACTTTGAAGTGGCACGACTGGATCGAGACATTGCCTGGATGCGTAGTGCCCAAGACCAAGATCATTCACAGGCACGTGCAGATTTTTACAGATTCTTTGCAGAACACGATCGTCGACGCGGTACTGATTTCTTGGCTACATTTCCTGAGATGCAATCATGGTGGCGAGAATGCGAATATCATGCTAGGTAATCGCAGACTAGTATGTGATACTTCATGCGAAATCTATCCCGAAATTAAACATCTGGTAGATGAAACATTTTGGGATTTTGAGCAGTATGTATCTCAGTCCAATGACATTGTGATACTTGCCAGGCAAACTGTAAATCGTCACTCAGATCGAGTAAAACAACTGGCCGAAACTTGTTTGCCTGTGTTGGCCAATCCTACCGAAGGTTCTATAGTTCTCAAACTACAATGTCAACGATTAGGATTACTGAATTATATCCGAGATCAAAAAATGCTACTGGTTGGTTGCGGAGAAATGGAGCCAGATCTTAATTGTTTAGTTTATGATCAGTATGCTTACAAAGCCACATGTTACATCAGTAATAACGAACAATGTGCTCGTGTGGATGAAATTTATAAAAAACTTCACAAACCCTACCTGTTCTTGTTTTTGAATGGACGCACAAGGCCGCACAGAAAATACATGATAGAAAAGATGCGTGACGCTGGTCTACTAGAACATGCACTATGGACTAATCTAGACACAACTCCAGTATATCATCACACTTATGTAACAGACTTGTGTGAAAGACCCAGTGCAATACAATTGCTACCCTTAGAATACGAAGTAGAACAATTTCACGCAGGGCAGAAAGATCAGTATCAATACGCTTTTGTCAAGGATGAACTGTTTGATAACAAATGGGGAGACATATATATTCGATCCGAACCCTATATTGATACCTATTTTAGCCTGGTATCAGAAACTGTGTTTGATTATCCTTACAGCCTGCGTAGTGAAAAAATATACAAACCAATTGCCATGGGGCATCCGTTCATAGCAGTGGCCAATTGCGGGTTTTATCAAGACTTACATCATGCAGGATTTCAAACCTTTGGTCATCTAATAGATGAATCATTTGATAGGATAGACAACAATCAAGATCGCCTGGATAGAATTGCACAAGTGGTGCAAGACTTATGTAGGAGTGATCTGGCCGAATTTCTGGTTGCAAGTCAGGCAGTAACTAAGTATAATCAACAACACTTGGCAGCAGAAGGCGTTCGAGTTTTTCGAGAATTTCCTGAGCGATTTGCCAATTTTATTCAAAGCAATTTGTGAACGATTTAGATTTTAAACACACAATATTAGACACATTATCTCAAAGTTTTTGTGCAGCCAAATGGTACAACGCTACCATCTGGTTAGGCTCTGGCATGACCACGTCATGCCATCATCCGCCGGCCCATTTGATTGACATTGATAAAGTCTCTAACAACCCTAGGCTGTTGCACAATACTGACCAAAAGAAAGAAGACCGCAGAAAGATGTTGGCCGGCGAGCGTCCTGCAGGTTGCGAGTATTGCTGGAAGATTGAAGACATGGGCAAGGATGCTATATCAGACCGTGTGTACAAATCAAAGATATATCCTATAGAGGCACTAGATGAGGCTTATAATACTCCTGCCGACGATGACGTCAATCTCCGTACATTGGAAATTGCTTTTGATCGTACTTGTCAATTTGCTTGCTCTTACTGCAACCCTGCTTTTAGCACAACTTGGGCTAACGATATCAAACGTAACGGACCCTACCACAATCTTGTTAGTGACGGGCGCAATCACTTTACCCACACCCATGATAGTGCTCAGTTGTTTAAGATCACGGAGGCTAATCCCTACATTGATGCATTTTTTGCATGGTGGGAAACGGATCTACATCATACCCTCCAGGAACTCAGAATTACCGGAGGCGAGCCCCTTATGTCTGCCCACACTTGGCGACTTATTGACTGGTTTCGAGACAACCGGGGACGTAGTAGCACACGCCTTGCTATCAATAGTAACCTGGGAACCGACGTTGACATTGACCGATTGCTTGCCAGCACACGAGGAATGGCTATCGACCTATACACAAGCAATGAATCAATCTCTACACAAGCAGAGTACATCCGCGATGGGCTGGTCTGGGACGATTGGGCCAACAACGTAGAACGATTGTTAGATTCAGGGCAGTTCCGTGGCATACATGTGATGTCGACCATTAATGCACTATGTTTAAGCACACTAGATCAATTGCTGGAATGCATAATGAATTGGAAACTGGAATATGGTCGAGATGCTATCAGTTTCACATTAAATATCCTGCGCTTTCCGTCATTTCAATCACCGCTAGTATTGCCCGATGCCCAGCGCCGAGTATATCAACAACGCTTGGAGACATGGCTTGAGCACTGGGCTGACAGTGAATTCATTCATGAACACGAGGTCAATCACACACAACGCCTAATAGACTATTTGGATGTGGTAAAGACTCCACACTCGGAAGCATTTGATCGCCCTAAACTATTGAATGATTTCCGACAGTTCTATACACAGTACGATCAGCGTCGTGGCAAAGACTTTGTCCAAGCATTTCCCGAATTGGCAGATTGGTACAACACAATCTAATCCCATGTTAAAAGCAACCATTATCTATTTGCCCGGGTCAGCAGGAAGCATGCTATACAAAACATTAACGTTGAGTGAAAAAACAATCACAGGTACCAAGGGGCAGGATCTTGAAGAGTATAACAAAAAGTTAACTGCTCAGGAAAAATTTACCCGTTACATGACCTGGGATAGTACAGACTGGAAAACACAAGAAAGAAAAGATCTGTTGAGTTATGCAGATGGTCAAATTGATTTTTACCACTATGAAGATTGTGATCTATGGACCATAGACAGTTGGCATCCACAGGAGTTTTTCAATCAATATACACAAAAAACCTTGTGGGGAGAAAAGTTTTATGAAAATGTTATTTTGATACAAGTGAGTCTTGAGCACAAGGAATTTTTACTGGTGAATCAAACTGCCAAAGAGTATAGTCTTGATTTTGACCAAGAATATCAATGCCTTGACCTGCTAACTGGCATGTTTGGCAATATTTTATTGACAATACCTTTTGACAGTTTTTTTGTCAAGAACCAATATCTAAATGAAATCGCTCGACTAGACACAGAATTGGATTTGGAATTAGATCTAGATCTAGTGGGAGATTTGTGGGACCTTTGGTTCAAAGAAAGTTCATTGATATGGAAAAAATAAAAATACTTTGCCTGGGCAACAGTTCAACTGATACAGTTATTCGATCAGATCAGGTGGCTCAGCAGTATGCAACTGAATGCAACGGCCTGTTGACTGAACAAGATAACAACATTCAATCTGGATGCTATTATACAGATATCGGAACAGTCAGAGTAGATTATCTTAGATCAATATGCAAAAGTTTTGATTTGATTGTGTTGTTGGACCAAGATCCTGTGAGTTATGGTCATATAGATTCATTTTATCAGTCGATGACCACATGTTTATTTTTACAGCATCAACAGCAGGTAATAATTCAATCTCAAAAGCCCTGGTTCTACATAGTCACACATCTTGAACCAACGCAACCCAACAGTTCAATAGTACGAGTCAGCAACAATCAAGAACTGTATCAACAGGTAATGATTGCTGATGTGTTCAAAAGAAATCTAGTCCTACAACTGAGCAAAATTTCCAGCAATACATTTGATGATTTTACAACGTATGTAAATAACATGGTGCAAAAATGCAGAAGTTTAGACTGTAGGTTTGTGATGTTCAGAGCAGACCCCCACGAACCAGACCCTGAACTACACTATCATGTGACTAGATTTCTTGTGCAATTTCCTGAATTTGTTTTGTTGACTCCTGATGCGTTTGGAGTGGATTCCAATTTAGAAAAAATAATTTTACGACACTGGACAAATCTCTATGAGTGATTACAAATACAACAGCACATATCTAGTGCGACCTACAGAACTTACTGAGCGTGAGCGTTTGAATGATTTCCGACAGTTCTATACTCAGTATGATCAACGTAGATCAAAAGACGTTGGCTCAGCATGGTCCAAATTGAAAGAATGGTCCGACATATTATGAAAACACTAGGCACAATAGACCTTGAGCATTTTTCAAAACAAGATTACGATACCGGCAAAAAATGGTTGCGTGATCAATTAAGAAGTTTACGAAAAGACCCGTTTGAAACGGATGAAAGAATTGTGGTTGTTCATACTTGGGATTACTACGTAAAAGAACATGAACAAGCAGGGTTGATATTGAAGAATTTACAAGTGTTACTCAATGAAGAAGATATCTCCTGTTGTTTTGTTCAGTTACAAACCACCAATCCTGACATTGCACAAGAACTCACAGCAATACAAAAAATAAATGTAGATTCTAATGCAATAGAATGTGAGATAATCCCCGGCCCATATCATCGGCAGCAGTTGAACCGTTATCCCTACAGTAGAGAGGAAGAATATCAATATGGTTCAGCCAATCCAGTCAAAGTAAATCTCGCCAGTTTGTCGCCTGAACAACAGCATTTGTTGAGCCAAAGCAAAACTTTCTGCATGTACCCCTGGATACATTTACACGCTTGGCCCAATGGTCAGGCATACCCCTGCTGTCACGCTGAAGGAAATCCACAGTTTGGATCCACTAGAACACAAACACTGGCAGAGATTTGGAATGGTCAGCCTATGAAAAAACTACGTCAAGACATGCTGACAGAAACGCCCAATCGCTCATGCACACGCTGTTATGAACAAGAAGAGTCAGGGTTCTTTTCCGGCAGACAAAGTGCAAACAAGCATCATGGTCATCACGTTGATCGAATTGCACAAACCTTGCCCAGTGGGCAGTTTGACCAGTTTGCAATGACCTATTGGGACATTCGTTTCTCAAACCTGTGCAATCTAAAGTGTCGCTCATGTGGGCATATCTTTTCAAGCCAGTGGTATCAAGATCAAGCCAAGTTGGCAGGTCCTGCATGGAAGGATAGTAACACAGTTCTCAACTACGCAGGACGCACAGAAACAGACATGTGGACACAACTGGAGCCACACCTGGACTATGTGGAGCAAATATACTTTGCAGGTGGCGAACCCCTGTTGATGGAAGAACACTACAATATTCTTGAAGAACTTGTGCGGCGCAAACGCTTTGATGTCAGACTGATATACAACACAAACTTCACACACACTGATCTTAAAGGACGCTCAGTATTTGAATACTGGCGACAGTTTGAATCAGTGGCAGTGGGTGCCAGTCTAGACGCCATGGGCACGCCTGCAGAATATATTAGAAAAGGCACACGTTGGTCGGATGTGGTAAAGAATCGTCATAGAATGATTGCCACATGTCCCAACGTAGACTTTTACATAAGTCCTACACTCAGTATCATGAATGCCTGGCACTTGCCTGATTTTCACAAGGAATGGGTAAGTGCTGGCCTAATTCGGGCGCAGGATTTGAATGTAAATATCTTGCAGGATCCTGCATACTACAGAATAGACATTGCACCCGCCGAATACAAGCAAAGATTGGAAGCCAAGTACTTGAAGCATCTAGACTGGATGAGTGATCGCGATCCGCTACAACGTGCTACACAGGGATTTCGAAGCGCCATTACCTTTATGAATGCCACAGACAACACACAGTTGATTGATAAATTCTGGCGTAAAACACATGAATTAGATAGCATTAGAAATGAATCGTGGCACCATGCTGTGCCAGAATTAGAGGCATTGAAATGACAGACCTTGACAAGATAATATCACCAAAAGATTACAAGACATTTGCCGGTCCAGACTGGCCCAGTTATCAAGACATTCTGTCAGGAATAACTGTTGATGATGTGTCTATTCAGGCCGAAGTGACAGAGTTTGTGGAAATGATGACACAGACCTATCAAGAAACTGTGCAGGATGGGGCTTTATTAGCACAACGAAATCAACAGCGCCAGGGACAGATATTTTTTAATAAACAACTACAGGTCTCTCAACGTTGCAATGAACCTTGGGATACAATGAGCATCAATCACAACGGTGACATTTATATATGTAGTTGTTCAAGTTGGCTGCCAAAACTGGTAGGCAATCTACAACGCACACAGTCAGTATTTGACGCATTGAATTCAGAAATTGCACAGAAAATACGACAAGAAATACACGCCGGTAGATATTTTTATTGTAACAATGAGATTTGTAGTTTTTTTCAAAAAATAGACCCCAGCACCTATCAATCCAGACCAGTCGACACCAAACCATTGCCATTTGTGGCCAATGATCAGCAGTTGTCAATTGCACAAATACCCAGAAATCTAATTTTTGAATTTGATTATACTTGTAATTTTCAGTGTCCTAGTTGTAGGACGGAATTGATAAATCACAACAAACATCATGTGATCAGACCTATCAACAATAACATTGTGAACTGTATCAAGCACCAGATAATTGACCAAATACAGGACCAACCGGTGGAAATTCGCTGGTGCGGTGGCGAGCCTTTCATCAGTGAGGCATATCTTGAACTGTTGGAGTATATTATGCAGACTGGTAAATCAAATATTCAGCACATCATACAAACCAATGGCAGTTATCTACAGAAAAAATCTAATCTAATTGAAAAACTATTGCCCACACTTGCAGAACTCCGAGTGAGTTTTGATGCAGCCACACCCGAAACCTACAGTAAAACAAGAGTAAATGGTCAGTGGGACGCACTGTTGGCCAACGTCAGTTGGATCCGAGAAACAATTGACACTGGGCATACCAGCACAGTGCTCTCTGCGGATTTTGTAGTGCAGGCCGACAACTACAAAGAAATACCCAAATTCATCGAACTCTGTAATAGTATAGGGATTGATAGAATAAACTTTCAAAAGATGTGGAATTGGGGAACTTGGCAACCAGACATATTTCAAAGTAAAAATATAAATCACAGCAAGCACCCTGATTATGCTGAACTAGTGGCAATACTTAAACAGGCCAATATCCCATTGGGATTTTAATCATGAACGCACCACATACAAAATTTTGCGTCCTACCGTGGATCAGTCTGGAAGCCAGTCCCATTGGCACTGTGCGTCCTTGCTGTTTGGCCGATGACGAGATAGTTGACAGCAATAGTGTTAAGTTTAACTTAAAGTCTGCCAATTTCCGAGACATTCAAAACAGTGAGTACATGTATCAATTGCGGCAAGCATTCTTAGCCGGTCAACAGCCAGAGACTTGTAGAAAATGCTGGAATGAAGAAGACGCTGGGCGTACCTCAAAACGCATGCACACGCTAGACAGACTCAAGCACATGGGTATTAGTTCTGAATGGACACAAGAAGCCAAGCCACTCATGTTCTTGGATCTCAAACTGGGCAATATTTGCAATTTGAAATGTCGTATATGTGGATCTTGGTCCAGCAGTAGTTTTGCTGTGGAAGAAATAGCCAATTCTTCAGAAGAACACAGTAAAACAAGTTTTGCCTATCAGATGCTAAAAGCCGGACGCTGGCCCAGAGAGAATGAGAAATTCTGGACACAAATTGAGTCAGTGGTAGATGACATACGCTATATTGAATTCACTGGTGGCGAACCATTCATGATTGCGGAACATTTTGAAATGTTGCAGGGCATAGTGGATCGTGGTATTGCACCGCAAGTGGAAATACACTACAATACCAACGGTACTCAATGGCCAGTGGCCGCAGAACACATCTGGAAGCATTTCAAAACAGTAGAAATAGCATTTTCAATTGACGACTTGTGCGAAAGATTTGAATACCAACGCACCGGTGCAAAATGGACAGACGTACAAGAAAATATACAAAGATTCCGTGATTTAAGAAAACGCTACCCCAATATTCAACTGCAATGTTGCTCCACAGTAAACATATTCAATGTACTATATATTGATCAATTGGCCAACTGGATCGGTGTGCAAGGATTTGACTTTGTGTACTGGAATATCATGCATGATGCACCATATTTTTCCGTCGCTGCCTTGCCCGACACAGCAAAACAAGTGATTGCTGATCATTTGAATACTGCATTCATGCCAGGCATGTACAAGAAAGATTTTTCAGGCATTGTGGATTTTATGATGCAAGGTGAATCAACCGACGGAGTTGAAACATGCAGACAAATGCAAAAACTAGATCACCGGCGTGACCAAAATTTAGCAGATGTTGCTCCTGAACTAGCCCAATTATTAAATTATGTCAAAACCTGACACCATGTGCCTAGCACCCTGGGTGCATACATATCTAAGCCCGCAAACCGAGCGCAGAATGTGCTGTGCCAGCCGTGAACCTGCACAGAACTTTGAGCAGTACATAGATACTGCATCGGGCACAGGACGTTATATACCCGTAACTCTTGAACAGCACTGGAATTCAGAACATATGAAATCCGTGCGTCGTAGAATGATGGCTGGAGAAACCTTACCAGAATGTGAAGTATGCAATGACAGACTCCTTAACACTAGCGTTTACCGCACCTACTTCGATCATTTATTTCAGCACAAACTGCCAGAAGTTTACAGCACAACACTGGAGGATGGTTTCACGACTATGGCTCCTGTATCGTGGGATTACAGGTTCAGCAACCTGTGTAACTTTAAATGCCGTACTTGCGGAGACATGCTCTCCAGCGCCTGGGAAAGTGAACAAAAAACTCACAACATGGTCAACTGGCATGATCCTAAAAACAATTGGATGCGAAACGACATACGCGGAGCAATACAATCATTCCAGCAAGACCAGGTTGAAGCCGAATTCAGTCATGCTGTGGAACAACACCTGGTAGAAGAAGTATACTGGGTAGGCGGCGAACC